GGCAAGTCGTGGGTACCCCACATCCTGCCGCTGCTCAACAGGTTCCCGCCGGGACCCATCACGGTGCTGGACTACGGCTGCGGGCGCGGCACGTTCAAGCCTGCGATCGAGCCGCTGCACCCGGACGTGATCGTGAGCGAGTACGACCCCGGCGTCGTCGGCAAGGACGAGCTGCCGATGATCCCGGTGGACTACGTCGTCTGTACCGACGTTCTGGAACACGTCGAGGAAAAGTACGTCGTGGACACGCTGCGCACGATCAACTGGCTGGCGATCAGTGGGGTGTTCTTCAACATCGACGTGGCGCTCTCGAAGAGCTTCCTCCCCGATGGGAGGAACACCCACATCACGATCAAGCCGACGAAGTGGTGGCGGGAAATGCTCGCCATGCACATCCCCGACATGGACTGGACGATCCACGAGGAGTCTCGCGGGCGCATCGTGATCAGCGGGTGGAGGAAGAAGCATGTCGAATAAGTTCGTCATCGGCGGCGGCTGGTCCGTCAGCCAGTTCGTCGATCAGCTCGACGACCTGAAGTCGCTGGGGCACGTCATCGGCGTCAACGACGCATCGGTGCATCTCGACGTTCACGAGGCCATCACGATGGACCGGCTGTGGTTCGAGCATCGCTGGCCGGTGCTGCGCAAGCAGCACGTGCAGAAGGTCTGGGTGCGCGAGAAGTGCGACTGCAACGTCCCGCGCAAGGACGAGCGCGACAACTGGCTCACGTTCAAGCACTTCAACAAGCCGGACCCGAGCATCACCGCTGGCGAACTGCACGGTGGGAACTCGGGCACCTGCGCGATCAATCTCGCGTTCCAGCAGATGTCCGACGGTGACAACCTGTTCTTGTTTGGCTTCGACATGTGCAAGGGACCCAGCGACGAACCGTACTGGTACCCGCCGTACCCGTGGGCAAACCCCGGAGGCGCCACGAAGCCGGGGCACTTCAAGCAGTGGACCAACGATCTCGTCGGGTTCGCTCGCCACGCGAAGGTGAAACAGTTCAACGTGTACAACGTCTCGATACGCAGTCGCATCGAGCTGTGGCCGAAGCTCAGGTTTGACCAGATGCTGGAGATGATTCATGGTTTCTAAGGTCCCTCCGCCGCCATTGACCGTGCGGATGATCTATCCGTACTACGAGAATCCGAAGATGCTGGAGCGGCAGGTCGAGAACTGGAACCGCTACAGCGGCGAGCTGCGCGGCGCACTGCGGGTCATCCTGATTGACGATGGCAGCACGAAGTATCCAGCCTACGACATCTTCAAGGACTGCAAGATCCCGAAGAAGCTCTACCGCGTGACGGAGGACATCCCGTGGAACCAGCATGGTGCGCGTAACCTCGGAGCTAAGGTGGCCTGCAGGCCGGACGAGAACTTCTGGCTGTACATGTCCGACATGGACATCCTGCTCACCCCAGAGATGGCAAACGTCCTCTTTCGCAAGGAGCTGGATCCGGAGCACTACTACACGATGGAGCGCACGTTCCTCCCCGACTGCCAGCGCCGCAAGTATCATTGCAACACCTTCATGGTGAAGCACTCGATCTACTGGGCGGTGAACGGCTATGACGAAGATTACTGCGGGACCTATGGCGGTGACGGGCCGTTTCTCCGGCAGATCAATACGCTCGCTCCACGGGTCCATCTCGATGATGTTCTCCTTTACGGCGTGGAGCGGGACGTTGTTCCAGACGCGAATACGGATCTCCCGCGCAAGGAAGGCCATTTCGGAGACGAGTACCGACGACGCTTTAACCGAAAGCGTGCGACGGGCGATGAGAGGTCCAAGAACCCGATCCGCTTCAAGTGGGAGAAGGTAGAGCTGCCATGAGTGACCTGAAGGTCGTCTGCTGGAAGTGGGCGCCGCCCGTCGGCTACCGTTCCGCGTTCACGCACGTGCAGGTGAACACCCTGCTCAGCATGGTCGGGCGGCAGTACAAGAAGCCGTTCGAGCTGATCTGCATCACGGACAACCCGAGGCACATCAGCTCCGAAGTCCGGATCATCCCCTTGGCGGAAGTCGAGGAGTTCGCGCACATCCCGTCGCCGCATGGCGGCCTGAACCCGGCGTGCTACCGACGGCTGTGGATGTACGGCGACCACGCTCGGCAGATGATCGGGGAACGGTTCGTGTCGATCGACCTCGACGTGGTGCTGACCGGCGACGTGACCCCGGTGTGGGATCGTCCCGAGGACTTCATGATCTGGGGCGAGACGCTGCGCCGCACGCCGTACAACGGTTCGATGCAGCTCATGACCGCTGGCGCCCGACGGCAGGTGTACGATGACTTCGATCCGGACAACAGCCCCCGCGATGCGCGGAAGGCCGGGTTCGACGGGTCAGATCAGGCGTGGATCAGTTACAAGCTCGGACCCCATGAGGAGCGGTGGACGAAGGAGGACGGAGTATTCTCCTTCCGCCTCCACGTCAAACCGGAGGGGGGCCGCATGCCGAAGGGTGCGAGAGTCGTGTTCTTCGAAGGGCAGGTAGACCCTTGGTCTCCATTCGCTCAGAAGCTTTGCCCTTGGATCAAGGAGCATTGGCGATGAGCGGTAGCCCCGCCGACCCGCTGGCGTTACTGGAGTGTGGTGACTGCACCAGCATGGAGTTTCACCTGACCGTCAATGGTGGGGTGTACTGCGCCAAGTGCGACGGCAAGATCAACGCTCGCCTGATCTACAAGTTCCCGACTAAGTCCAGCTCGCCGCCGACGGACGCGGCCCCCTCGGGCGCGGCGTAGTGTCAGCGATCAACTGGGCGACGTAGTCCCCGAGCGCACCGAGCGCTGCGTACTGCAGCGCGTCGGCCAGATCCGACCACGGGTGGGTCTTTTCCGGCTTGTCGTCCAGCTCCTTGGTCTGCTTCGACCGCTTGTAGCGGTAGTACGACTTCAGCGCCTGCACGAGCAGCGGGCAGTCGGTCCCGCTGATGAGCAGGCCGTTCATGCGCAGCATGACCTGCTCGGCGGCGCGGAGGCGCGGCTCCAGATCGTTCGTTGGCGCCGGGTAGGCCCGGAAGCCCAGCCGCTTCAGGCACTCGAACGGCGACTCCTCCCCGACCTGCGACTTCTGCCGCCCCGCCGGGTCCGCGACCATGAAGATGCGAGATCCCGCATAGTGCGTGGAGATGAGCGGGCGCAGGACCGTCACGGCGAACTGCTCGATGCCCATCCCGTTTGAGATAGCTTCGCGGAACACCACCAGTCGCCCGGAGGCGTCCACCTGACAGAACAGGGCGGCGGGCGTGCGCCCGAAGTCCTGCCCGATCATGATCGGCATCAGCGTGTTGGCACGCAGCGGTTCGTAGGTGACGTGAACGTCCGGCTTGAAGCTGGTGCGGAACACGGCCTGACCGGCGAGGCTCTTGCCGTACTTGGCGTGGACGTGGACATCGACCCAGTCCTCGGTGTTCGACTCGATCAGGGACTCGTAGTAGCCGTCCGGGAGGTTCTCACGGTTCTCGGCGGTCGGCTCCATGCCACCCGGCTGCTTGAACACTGCCCAGTTCGTTGGCAGGTCCACTTCCATCTTGATGTGCCACTCCGAGTCCTCGTCGGGCGGGTTCGACTCGCCGATGATGCCGAACCATGCGTTCTTGGCGACACCGAGCGGCCTGAAACGACCCACGCGACCCAGCAAGGCTTCCACAACTGAGATGGGAATCTCGCGGTACTCCGACACCCACCCGCCCGTGATGTTGAGCGAGAGCAGGCGCTGCTGGTCCTCTGGCTTGTCGAGAGGGATGAGCATCCACTCGGAGTGGATTTTCCCCTGCGTGGGGTGAACGAAGTCGAACACCAGCGTCGAGTCCGTGACCTTGTACTGGAACACGGGCTGGAGCCACTTACGGATGTCCTCCAGAATCGTCTGGCGGAGCTGCTGGGCAGTGTTGCGGACGATGACGAACCGCGTCCTACGGACCCCTCCGGCGTCCACATGCTCTTCCAGCATGCGCTTCGCCAGCTCCATGATGCACCCGGTGGTCTTGCCCGAGCCGTACGGCCCCAGAAGCAGACGGACCTTGGCTTTGTCGTTCAGCATGAACCGCGACACCGTTGGCGGGGCGCGGTAGGTCAGGGCGCTACTCATCCGTGGAATGCTCCAGTGCAGGCTTGGCGTCAGACTCGATCTTCACTTCCCGATCGCCGATGACGATGTTCAGCGAGAAGGTGCCCCGGCCATCGCCTTCTTTGTCCTTCGCCTGTGAAGGACCCTTTCCAGCAAGCTGTGCGGAAACCTCGATCGCCTTGATGCGGGCCATCGACTGGGCGTCCTTGTCGTTAGCGATCTCGTCGAGGACCTTGAGGTTGTCCTCCAGCATCACGTCCGCTTTTAACTTAATGCGGTTCGCGGCGTTCATATCGCCAGCGAGGCGCTCGATCGCCTCTTTCAGCATCTGGCGAAAGATGGGGGCCTTTCGAAGGATCGACCACTGAGCCTCGGAGATCCCGTAACGCTCGCGGACGCCCTCTGCGTCTGACAATCCTGCAGCCAGCTCGGTGACGATACTGGCTTTCAGAGAGTCGATGGGGAGTGCCGTGTCAGTCCCCGGAAAAACGATGTTGGTATTCGGCGGTGGCCGAGCCATAGTTCACTCCTCACATATTTCCCTTATACTACAGCAATCTAGCCCACGATTTGCAAGGGGACTCGATGGCTGAGATGGAGTACGTGTCATAACTACTATAGCCTACCGAGACGGAGTTCTTGCTGCGGACTCGCGAGTCACGCATGGCGAGGACGGCTCCGCGAGGATCCACACTTGCAAGAAGCTCTTCCGTAAGACGATCACGCAGGGAAAGAAAACCTTCGATGTCGTCATCGCTACCGCTGGCGAATCATCCCCCGGCATGGTGTTCGTCGATTGGTACGGCACGGGCAAACCGATCCCCGACATCTTCCTCCATCTCGGTGGAGACTTCACCTGCCTCGTGCTGACGCCACAGGGGCTGTTCGAATACGACGTGTACTGCCGCGCGGAGGAAGTCCTCGATGACTTCTACGCAGTTGGCAGTGGCGCGAAGGTTGCACTCGGCGCGATGGCTTGTGGGAAGTCAGCGATCGAGGCCGTGCGGATCGCCGCACGCTTTGATCCCTACACAGGGGGTCGCATCAACTCAGAAACGCTCGTCAGAGCGGAGGTAACTCGTGACCGCAAAAAAGTCGTCCGGTAAGGACGTGGATTCATTCCGCAAGCTTCACGACAAGAACTTCAAGGTCCCCCGCCAGATCAAGGCCGCGCTCGATGAGCTTGGCGATGCGTGGGAGTACGAAGGCGAATTCATGAAGCGGGCGGGCGTGTCGCAGACTGATTTTGCCCTGTTCCGCGACCAGTTTGCCGACCACTGGCTCGAAGCCCGCACACAGAGCCGGAACTCCAAGCGCGTGTGGTGCGGCACCGTGAAGTTCGCCAACAAGCTCCGGGAGTATGCGTCATGACCACTCGCAAGGGGATCGACGAGTTCCGGCAGGCGCACGACGACAGCGTCAAGCTCGCCGCCGCGAACGAGAAGCTCCGGATGCTGGAGGCGCAGCTCCTCACCGACGACTTCGTTCGCAACCAGATCCTCAAGGTCGTCAACTCCCCGTTCATCATTCCGGAGTGGACCGTCAAGCCAGCGAAGAAGGTCTCGGACCTCGCTGGCGTACCGACGCTCTTCCTCTCCGACTGGCACTGGGGTGAAGTGGTCCGCCCGACCGAGATCGGCGGCGTGAACGCCTACGACATGACCATCGCCAAGCGCCGCGCCGAGACTGTCCTGAACGTGGCCACCGAGCTGCTCACGAAGCATCTCACGTCGGCGCACTACCCCGGCATCTGCCTGATCCTCGGCGGCGACATGCTCTCCGGGGACATCCACGACGAGCTGAAGGAGACCAACGAGGAACCGACGACCGTCGTGTGGCTCGACCTTCTGGGCGTCCTGACCCAGATCATCTGCAGCCTGCAGGTGACTTTCGGGAAGGTGTTCGTCATCGGGGTCACGGGCAACCACGGGCGGATGACCCACAAGCCCCGCGCCAAGCGGCGGAACCACTCCAACTGGGACTGGCTGCTGTATCAGGTTCTCCGCAGGAATCTGGAAGGCGACCGGGTGAACTTCCTGATCCCGGACGGCCCGGACGCCCTGTTCCGCCTGTACCACCATCGGTACATGCTGACCCACGGCGACCAGTTCCGGGGCGGCGACGGCATCATCGGTCCGCTCGGCCCGATCACCCGTGGCGACGTGAAGAAGCGGTCCCGGCAGGCGCAGGTCAACGCTGGGTACGACACCCTGCTCATGGGGCACTGGCACCAGCTCATCCAGCTCGATTCCCTGATCGTGAACGGAAGCTTGAAGGGGTACGATGAGTACGCCGCGACGAACAACTTCAAGTTCGAGTCGCCCCGACAGGCGCTGTGGATCACCCACCCCGACCACGGGATTACCTTCTCGATGCCGGTCTACGCCGAGCGCCGCGACCGCGACGAGCGGGTGGAGTGGGCCTCAGTCCCGGCTTGACACACGGCTGGCATACCACGAGACTACTCTGAACGCAATTGAGGAGCCGCGATGGCCGTACTTCCTGTTCCGCAGCCCGTAGGGGGCGGGGTCAACACCGGCAACCCCAATCGGGGACTGCTGCGCATCGTTTCCCCACAGGATCTGCAGCAGCAGGAGCGCCTCGCGTCGGAGGCTGCGGAGAAGCCTAACGACGACGCGCTTACCTCACAGCTTGCGTCACACATCCGCGCGCGAATGACCGAGATGCGGAACTTCCGCAATACGGAGCGCATCAGCGAGCGCCTGATCGACGCCCTGCGCTGCTACCGGGGCCAGTACGACCCCACGAAGCTGCAGGAAATCTCGAAGTTTGGCGGCAGTCAGGTCTACGCCCGCATCACCGGCACCAAGTGCCGCGCCGCGACGGCCCTGCTCCGGGACGTATTCCTCGGCGGCGAGCGCCCGTGGGAGGTCGCACCGACGCCGGTCCCGACCATCCCGGACGACATCACTGGCGCCATCGACCAGCTCGTCATGACCGAGGTCGTGGCGATGACCCAGATGGGGGCGCCACCGGATGAGGGGCAGATCGACGCTCGCCGCCGCCAGCTCAGGCAGCAGGCGGAGAAGGCGGCCAAGAAGCAGGCGAAGGACGAGGCGGCCCGCTCCACGGACAAGCTCGACGACATCCTTCGTGAGGGGAACTTCTACGAGGCGTTCGCCGAGTTCCTCATCGACCTGCCGATTTTCCCGTTCGCCTGCATCAAGGGACCGGAGGTCCGGCGGGTGTCCCGCCTCAAGTGGGTAAACGGCAAGCCCCAGATGTCGCAGATCCCGCAGATGTTCTGGCGCCGGGTGTCGCCGTTCGATCTGTATTTCAGCCCCGGAGCCTCTGGCCCCCACGAGGCTGAGTTCGTCGAGCGCATCCGCCTGACCCGCTCCGACCTGCTGTCGGTGAAGGGCCTCCCCGGCTACCGGGACGACCAGATTGATCAGGTACTGGAGCGGTTCTCCGAGACCGGCTTCCGCGAGTGGTGGGACACGACCGACGCCGAGCGTGCCCGCATGGAGGACCGCGAGCGGTGGCCTCGCACACAGACTGGCCTCATCGACACTGCGGAGTTCCACGGATCGGTGCAGGGGTCTACCCTTATCGACTGGGGAATGCCCGCAGAGGATGTCCCTGACCCGCTTGCGGAGTACCGCATCACGGCGTGGCTGGTCGATCGCTTCGTCATCAAGGCCCAGATCAATCCGTCCCCGCGCCAGCGGCACCCGTACTACATGACCTCGTACGAGAAGGTCCCCGGCGCCATGATCGGCGAGGGCCTGCCGGACGTTCTCGACGACGTGCAGCAGGTGGTGAACGCCGCCCTGCGCAGCCTTGTGAACAACCTGTCGATCTCCAGTGGACCGCAGGTGGTCATCAACGACACCGTACTGCAGCCGGGAGAGGTCGATGACCTGTACCCGTGGAAGCGGTGGCACGTCAAATTCGACCCGATGATCTCGGGGTCAACGAAGCCGATCGACTTCTACCAGCCGAATTCCAACGCGGATGTCCTGCTCAGCGTGTTCGAAAAGTTCAACGCGCTCGCGGACGATGTCAGCTCGATCCCTCGTTACATGATGGGTAACGAGAAGGTGGGCGGCGCGGGCCGGACTGCTTCCGGTCTCGCCATGCTTATGGGCAATGCTGCGAAAACTCTGCAGAACGTCGCCGCCACCGTGGATCGCGAGGTCATGGAGCCGCTGCTCTGTGACCTGTTCGACATGATCATGCTCACCAGCCCGGATGCGTTCCGTGGCGACGAGCAGATCGTCGTGAAGGGTGTAAACTACGCCCAGAAGCGCGAACAGGACCGGATGCGCCAGTTGGAGTTCCTGCAGCTCACCGGCAACCCGGTGGACCTGAACATCATCGGCATCCCCGGTCGTGCGAACGTCCTCCGCTCCGTGGCAAACAACCTCGGCCTCGACCACGAACGGGTCGTGCCGAGCGACGACGATTTGCAGCAGATGATGGGAATGGGTCCTCCGGGCGCCCCCGGCCAGCCGCCGGGTGCCGCGCCGCCGGGGCAGACTCCAGCACCCAAGGACGAACGCGCTGGCCCCGAGAAGGCTCGACAGGAGCAGGGGACCGAGCAGATGTTCGCAGGCAATGGTCAGGCAGGTGGCGGGACACCCGCCGGAGGAAAGTGAGATGAAGCCAATGGTTCGTGTGTACGCCGACGGCGGCAAGATCGTGGAGCGGGAGTACGGCGGTAATCCGACGTTCGGAAAGGCTGTCGCGGCCAATTTCGGCGTCGGCGACGGCTACAGCTACCGTCCGAAGAAGGCCGAGAAGAAGGCCGCACCGAAGGCCGCACCGAAGGAGAAGCCGCGCGAGATCAACGTCGGCAACGCCGTCGCTGAGTTCGGCAACGTGATGGCCAAGCGCAAGGCTGCTCTGGACGAAACCTGAGTCCTGTTGCAAACTGCACCGGACGGGCTGTAGACTTCAGTGAACGTGTGAGGAGTACGCACATGCAGAGCAAGTTTCTTGGGGACACGAAGGGCAATCGCGACCTGAACACCAACCGCTCGAAGGGCGGCGGTGGCAGCGGCGAGGGCCACGGCGGCAAGCCGAGTTCGAAGTTCATCGGTGAGACCAAGGGCAACCGCGATCTCCCGATCAAGCGGAGCTGATCATGAAGCAGTCGAAGGGGTCGAAGCAGATCAAGTGCGTGGACCTGTCCCGTCTGGACGGAGTTCGCGACGTTGCGCTCGGCCACAAGGCGACTGCTGAGCGGGCCGATCGGAACTACTCGAAGAGCGACTACGTTCGTCGCCACGAGGAACACTCCGATGTGGCCGCACGCAACAAGCGGTGGGGGCTGGCCTGAAGCTCACTCCGCAGCAGATCGAGGCGCTTGTACGTCTGCGGGCATCCCCGGACTTCAAGCACTACGAGGAGGCCGTCCGGGAATACGAGGGCGAGCTGACTGAGAGGATGGTGAAGTCGCGCGATCGCGTGATGATCCATCAGGCGCAGGGCGGGATCGAAGCCTGCCGCGCACTCAGAGAGCTTGCAGACTCAGCTCCCGAGACGTTACGCAAGATGACCGGCAAGTAGAGGAACACGCATGAGTGCGCTCCCCAAGGCAGTACAGAAGCAGATCGCGGAGGCGAATCGCCTCGCCGAGCAGCTCAACCAGCAGAGGCTCGACGGACAGGCCCCGCCACCGGATGGAACTCCGGCTCCCGATCAGGGCGCTCCGCCGCCCGCTGCCGCCGACGGCCAGCCTACCCCGGCTGCCGCACCGGCTCCGGCCCCCGCCCCTGCTGATGGGTGGGAGCAGAAGTACAAGGTTCTGCAGGGGAAGTACAACGCGGAGGTTCCGCGCCTGCAGAGAACGGTGAACGAGCAGAGTACGGCCATCGGAGAGCTGCGACAGCAGTTGACGGCCACCCAGACGATGCTCGCTTCGCTTGGCCAGAGACAGGGTGCTGCCCCTGCCACCGCCGCTCCCGCGCCTGCGGGCGGCAAGCTGGTCAAAGACGAAGAGGTTCGCGAGTACGGCGAGGATCTGACCGACTACATTCGGCGCGTGGCGCAGGACGCCATCATGCCGAAAGTCTCGGAGCAGATGCAGCCGATGAGGCAGCAGGTCGAGCAGGTTCGCAGCGTGGCCGGTCAGGTCATGCAGCGGTCGGCCCAGACCGATCAGGGAAAGATGTTCGCTCTCCTCGACCGTGAAGTCGAAGGGTGGCAGCAGCAGAACGAGGACGGACAGTTCTTGGAGTGGCTGCAGCTTCCCGACACCTACTCGGGCGTGAAGCGGATGGACCTCCTGAAGCAGGCGTACGAGCGTTACGACGGACCGCGAGTCGTGGCGTTTTTCAAGGGCTATCGGAACGAACACGCAGTCGTCACACCGCCAGCCGCTGCTGCACCTTCGGGCGCACCACAGCGAAAGTTGGAAGAGTTTGTGGCCCCCGGCACCGCAAAGGCCGGGACGACTGTCACTCAGGACGGAGCCGGAAAGCGGATTTGGACGCAGGCCGAAATCAAGCAGTTCTACGATGACTGTGCTGCCGGTAAGTACCGCTCCCCCACGATGGTGGAACGGAAAAAGCAGATCGAGCAGGACATCTTCGCAGCATCGCGTGAAGGCCGGGTTCGCTAACCAGTTCTGATCTCCTTTAGGAGGAGCGACAGTCATGGCTTACACAATTGGCACGGCATGGAGCGGCAACAACCAGTCTCCGGCCTACACCGGGATCTTCATCCCGACCCTCTGGAGCGGCAAGCTTCTGGAGAAGTTCTACGCGGCCACCGTCCTCGGTGCGATCGCCAACACGGACTACGAAGGCGAGATTCGCAATCAGGGCGACCTCGTCAAGATCCGTCAGCGTCCGACGATCTCGATCGCCGACTACGAGGTCAACATGGACCTCGTCATTCAGCGTCCGTCGAGCAACCTCGTCGAGCTGAGCATCGACAAGGGCAAGTACTTCAACCTCGCCCTCGACGACGTGATGGAAGTGCAGGCCGACCTCGACCTGCTCAGCATCTGGGCGGAGGACGCCGCCGAGCAGATGAAGATCGCGATCGACACGGAAGTCCTCGACTACCTGTCCACCGAGACGCTGACGTCTGGGATGTTCGGCAACACTGCCGGTGTCATCTCGGGCGACATCCGTCTGGGCCTCCCCGGCAACCCGCTGTACCTCGGCAAGGTTGCCGCTGGCACGGGCGCGGGCGACAGCACGTCGAACGACCGCCTGATCACGGACGCGATCGTGGACTTCGGTCAGGTCCTCGACGAAGCCAACATCCCGGAGACGGGCCGCTGGCTGGTCATCCCGGCGTGGATGGCTGCGATGATCAAGAAGTCCGACCTGAAGGATGCGTCGATTGCCGGTGACGGTACGTCGATTCTCCGCAACGGTCGCCTCGGCATGATCGACCGCTTCACGCTGTACTACAGCAACCTGCTGCCGACGGCAGACGGCTACAGCTCCCAGACCTACGTGTACTTCGGCACGAACGCCGCACTGACGTTCGCCGCCCAGTTCACGAAGATGGAGACGCTGCGGTCCGAGCGTTCGTTCTCCAACCTCGTCCGTGGCCTGCAGGTCTACGGTCGCAAGCTGGTGAACACCGCTGCCTTCGGTCGCGCGGTGGTCGCGAAGGGCTAACCCCTAGCGACGGTCTGTCAAGGACCACCCCCGGCGGGGTAAAATCCGCCGGGGGTTTCTTCAGGGGTTGCTCATGGCCAAGACGTACCAGACTGCACTCGACGAGGCGCGGGAGATCCTTCAGGACACGGACAGCGACGATTATCGCTACTCCAACACCGTCCTCCTGAACATCCTCAATCGCGCCCTGCAGGAGCTTGGCCGCATCCGTCCGGATGCCTTCTGGACCACATTCTCGGTGGACGACATCGTCGTCCCCGAAGTCACGACCCTCGACCTCAGTACGACGTTCCCCCTCCCCATGCAGTTCTACCTGCCCGTGGTGAGCTTCATCGTCGCGTGGGCTGAAGTCCTCGATGACGAGTTCACGCAGGACGGTCGTGCGGGTATGCTGCTGGCACAGTTCAAGCAGCAGGTACTCTCACTGTGACCGCCGCAACCGCACTCTGGCTGAAGGACATCATCCCCCGCACCCCCGGCATCGTCCGGCAGGTCGCCAAGCGGGAGCTTATCCTCACCGCCCGCGAGTTCTACCGGGACTCGTATGCGTGGCGTGAGGTCGTCGAGTCCGTGTACTGGGATGACGGGCTGTTCGAGTTCGTCGTCCCGACTCCGTACATCTATGCGGAAGTCATTCAGGTCACGCAGGTGGAGGTCAACGGCCAGCCGCTGACGCCGAAGGTCGAGCGCCCCCTTGGCGATCGGCAGAACGGCACACCGACGAGCTGGTTCCCCACCGGCCCGGACACGATCGAGATCTGGCCGACTCCGGAAATGTACGAGGACACACTGCGGATTCGCGTGGTGCTGATCCCGGATGTGGAGGCCACGGAGCTTCCAGACCTCGCGGCAGCGAAGCACTACGAGGCGCTGCTCGACGGCGTCCTCGGGCGCATCTACGCGCACCCGGCGAAGCCGTACAGCAACCCGCAGCTCGGTGAGTACCATCTGCGGCGGTTCCGTAGCGCCATCGGTGCTGCGGCTGGAGAATTCAAGCAGGGCGGGTTTGCAGGCCAGAACTGGACCTTCCCGCGCTTCGGAAAGTAGGAGTAGCCCGTGGCCGCACAGAAGTTCGCCAACAACGCCAGCTCGCTGCTGGCGGCATCCATCGACGACATTGAGACCAGCATTCAGGTGGATGCGGGGTACGGCGCCCTGTTCCCCAATCCGGGGGAGGGCGAGTACTTCGTCATTGCGCTGGAGAACGGCGCGGGCGACCTCGAAATCTGCAAGGTGACGGCCAGAGCCACCGACCTCTTCACTGTCGTGCGCGGGTGGGAGGACACCATTCCGCAGGCGTGGACCAACGGCGTCACCCGTATCGAGCTGCGCAACACCGCTGGCTCGATGAGTGGTCTCGTCCAGAAGTCCGGCGACACGATGGAGGGCGACCTCCACATGGCTGGGCATTCCATCCATGACGCCGTTCTGGAAGGCGAGACGGTCATCGAGGCCGGGGCGATCATCAAGGGCGCGACGATCACCAATGCCGCTGGCGACCTCGGCAACGCGATCACGATCCCGGACGACGGGCAGTCGCCGCCGCTGGTTGGCGGATCCTCGGTCCTGACCGTATCGTCTTTCGATCCCCAGTCGGTGTTCACCGCTGGCATGATCATGATGTTCTACGGCGACGTGGGCGACATCCCGGACGGCTGGGCGCTGTGCGACGGCAACAACGGTCGCCCCGACCTGCGCAACAGGTTCATCGTCGGTGTCGGTTCCGACTACGTGCTGGGAGATGTCGGCGGCGATGACATCCTGACCGGCCTCGTGACGGCCTCTGGCGGTGCGGCAGGCGCTGCGACTGAGGAACATATCCTCACGATCGACGAAATTCCTTCGCACTCCCACACGTTCTCCACCCGTGGGTCGAACGCATCCTCGCAGGGCAACTCCCAGCGTGACTTCCCTCGAAGCTACGATGAAAGCGATGCCACGACTGTGGAAAGCTGCGAAGTGGAGGCCGTCGGCGGCGGGCTTGGCCACTCGCATGCCATCGACATCGCGGCGCACACCCACGATATCGCGGATCAGGACAACCGGCCCCCGTACTACGCGCTGTACTTCATCATCAAGGTCGATCCTTCTGGCGACTACGGTGGCGTCGGTGGGGGCAGCGGTGGCGATGGGTCGATGTACGACATGTACAACGAGGATGGCTGCACTGCCTACATCGGCGGGCAGGCGACCCTCATGGACGACGTTGCGATCGTCAGCGGGCTGATCCAGATCAACTGCTGCGCGTCGAACGTGTTCCGCATCCAGCTCTCGGAGAATGCCGAGCTGCTCGCGCCCAACAATCCGATCAGCGGACAGGTCATCAACATCATCGTCAAGAACTCGGCCAGCTACACGCTGACGTTCCCGTCGGTGTTCAAGTGGGCTGGCGGGTCTGCTCCAACGATCACGACCGGCGCTGGCGCGAAGGACATCATCTCCTGCCAGTACGACTCGGCGGATGATGTCTGGTACTGCTCCGTTCAGGCGGCGTTCGCATAATGTTCCCGACTTTTTTCCTTCCTGCTCCATCGGCGGCGATCGACCCGTCGATGATCATGCTGCTTCTGCATTTCGAAGAGACTTGGACCGACGGAACGTCCACCTACGTCGTCGATAGCAGTAGCTACGCGGCGGACGTATACATCACCAACGGGAGCCTCACTACCGCGCAACAGAAGTTTGGCAACAAGAGCTGGACCGCAGTGGGGAACTACGCAAATGTCCGGCCCAAAAATTACGCCAGCGGCCAGTGGCGAGTCGATAACAGAGACTGGTGCATGGAGGGGTGGTTCAGGCATCCGTCTGGTGATTTCGGTGCGGGCATGTTCTTCACGATTGGCCATCCGAGTTTCGTTGATCGGATGATCTGCAGCTTCGAGAGCGGGAATAATGTCTACGTCAGGCAGTGGCAGGCCAGTTCTCCTGCTTGGGTCCTTGCTGGAACTTTCCCTGTCGATACGTGGTTCCACTTTGCTGTCGTGAGGTATTCTGGCAAGGTGAAAATGTACATCAACGGAGTACTGCAGCAGGAGACTGCGGCGGATGCTTTTGTCTGTGCGCAAGAAAGCCCCCAGCTTGAGATCGTCGGCAACATCGGTAATCTCTGGGACTACCCCTCTGGGTATATCGACGAAGTACGGATCGTGATGGGGGACGCCGTGTACTACGGCGAATTCGACCCGCCGACTGCAGCGTTCCCGGATCCTTGAGGGCTGATTCATGGGGCAGGTCATCAAACTGGAAGCGTTCGGGGGCATGATCCCCCGCATGTCGCCGCGCCTGCTCCCTCCGCAGGCGGCGACCCTCGCCCGCAACACGAAGCTGCTCAACGGCGAGCTGCGTGGCTACCGTGCGCCCCGCGAGATCGCGGACCTGACCTACGAGCCGTTCACTGTTCGAAGGGCATATCGGATCGAGTACAACGACCAGTACTACGGCGCTGGCGAACACTGGCTCGCGTTCGACAGCAAGGAAGTGGACGTGGTCCGCTCCCCGATCGTGAACGACAGGTTCGACCGATACTACTGGGCTGGTGACGGGCGCCCGAAGTACAACCCGCTGAGCCGGATCCTGCACGGGCTGGACCCGTACTACCTCGGTGTCCCGGCGCCACTCACTGCGCCGACCGTAACGCCTCCCGCTGGCACCGATGAGACGCGGACCTACCTCGTCACGTTTGTCTCTGCGTATGGGGAAGAGAGCGGCCCGTCGCCGTACAAGGTCGCCACCGGCAACTCTGGAACGTGGGCGCTCACGAGCCTGCCCACTTCAGTGGCAGATCCGTCGTTCAGGAACATCACGCACAAGCGGATCTACCGCACAGTCGTGGGGAACAACTCCGCGCTGTACTACCGCGTGGCGACGATCGCTCTGAGCGACACAGCCTACGACGACACGTCGAACGACGACGAGGTCGTCCTCAACGAAGTGCTGGAATCGACGACGTGGGCCGAGCCGCCGGACGATCTGGAAGGCTGGGTGCTGATGCCCAACGGCTACCTCGTGGGCTGGGTCGGGCGTCGGCTGTGCTTCAGTGAGCCGTACCGCCCGTGGGCGTGGCCCGCCGAGTACGAGCTGTCCACCGAGTTCGAGATCGTCGGCCTCTGCGTGTGGGGTTCCACACTCATCATCGGAACGAAGAGCCAGCCCTACCTTGGGCAGGGCGTGACTCCGGCGTCGTTCACGATGCAGAAGATGGACGCCGTCGAGCCGTGCCTGTCCCGCAAGGGCATGGTGGCCACGGTCGCAGGGGCCTACTACCCGTCGATCAACGGCCTCGCGCTGATCAACTCGTCGGGGGTGCAGATCGTCACGAAGGACATCCTCACGAAGGAGGAGTGGGCGCAGTACAACCCGGCGAACATCTTCGCGGCCTCACTCGGCCTGCAGTACCTCGCGTTCAATTCGACCAGTTTCGGGTTCCTGTTCAACCCGACGGAACCCAACACGAAGCTGGTCGAGCTGGACAGGTTCCAGCAGGTGAACGGGCTGGAGACGGACCGTTACACCGGCAACATCAACCTGATCATCTCCGACCGGGTCTACGACTGGGACCCGGAGGATGTCGAGCGCCTGTGGTGGCGCTGGCGGTCGAAGGAGTTCCACCTGCCCAAGCAGGTGAACTTCGGCGCCGTGCGGATCAAGTTCGACACCAGCGACTACTCCATCGGGGCGGACATCACCGAGACTTACGGTGGGTGGAACGATGACAGGTTTGCCGATGGCCCGCTGAACGTCCTCGGTGGCCATGCGCTCAACGATGTCGAGCTGGAGTACGACGATCCGGGCATGACGGATGAGATCGTCTACGACCCGCTGATCCCGCAGTGGCGCACGCCGCTCGGCGGCGGACCCATGTACCCACTCACGTCGATGAGCGTCTCCGTTGGCGCCGTGCGGTTCATCGCGTACATCGTCCGTGGCAGCGCACGTGTCAAGAAGTTCGACAAGGTGTTCTTCGGCGAGAACACCATCCGGCTGCCGACTGGGTTCAAGCATGACGTGTGGCAGTTCGAGATCATGTCGAACACCAACGTCTACTCGATCCAGATCGCTGAGACTGGCAAGGACCTCGAAAAGGCATGACGACGTTCAAGGCCAACCGCAAGTTCCCGAATCCGATTACGGTGACGGATGACCCGAAGTCGCACACGCTTGCACTTCAGCAGGTCATTGAAGCCCTGAATATTGGGCAGCGCCGGACGAAGGAGGTCCAGAGCAGTTACGTCCGCGTCCATGAATTGGTGGACGTGGGGCTGATCGAAGTCGTCGGGAACCAGCTCAAGCTCACGAACCTTGGGCAGGCTGTCGCCGCTGGCGGGGCAACCACGCTGGCGGCGCTCACCGATGTAGATCTGACTGGCCTCGCCGACGGTGATGTGCTGGTCTGGAACTCCGGTACGTCAAGGTGGGAACCCGGCACTGCATCGGGGGCCTCTGCACTGGCCGACCTCACCGACGTGGACCTGACCGGCCTTGCCGATGGGGACACGCTGATCTACGACTCCGGTACGTTGACGTGGACTCCCGCCACGCCCAGTGGCGGCGGTGCGAGCGCAACGCTGGAGGACGAGATCCTCGCAGACTCCCCTAGCGGGTACTGGAAGTGCGAGTACAACACGGTCGGTGGCGGCACGCTCCTTGATTCCAGCGGGAACGGATACGACTCGACTTCTGGGAACATGTCTTCAGCGAACTTCGACACGCCGCTCGTCCCGTCCACTCCGAACACGCTTTACCTGCGCGTGCCGACTGGGTCGGGGTACTATGAACTTCCGTCCACCCCCTTCGGTACTGCGCCGCTCACGGGGGACTGGACGATGGAGTGTGTCGTTGTCCCTTGCGTCATCGGGGCGAACTCCGTTCGAATCCTCACCTTCTCCGGGATTGGCGAGACCGAAGCGGCCAACTACCAGTTCTATCTCAACCTCTCCACCTCGGGCGAGCTTTCTATGTTCTGGGAGTATGGGGCGGGGGCGAACCTCAACGTCCCTTCCAGCATCCTGCTGGAAGAAGGTACGCGATACCACGTCGCCATGATCAAAGACGGCACGGCAGACACGATCGCGTTCTATATCAACGGCGTGCTTGTCGCGACGGTCGCGTATTCGTTCGAGCCTTCCGGCGGCGGGTCTGCCTTTGTCAGGGTCGGATCCGACGGCACCGGCACGACCAACGGGTTTATCGTCGGGCACATTGCGTTCTACAACGGTGTGAAGCTCGACTCCACGCGCATCATGGCGCACTACGCTGCCATCAATGGTGGCGGCACGACTCTGATGACCTACGCCCTCGACGACCTGACCGATGTGGACGCTGCGGCTCCGTCGGACGGCGACGTGCTGACGTGGGACACCGGCACCATGACGTGGAGGCCGGAGGCTCCCGCAGTCGAGATCCAGTCGTACTTTGCCGGTCGGCCTGCGGACTCGCAGGTGATGCTGTACTGGCATGCCACCAAGCTGCTGATCATCCCCGGCGACTTCGCTGGTGCGTACGGCTACTGCCGGGTGAATCCGACGGCGACGGTCACTCTCAACGTGGCAATCAATGGGTCGAATTTCGGCACCATCAGCATCTCGACTGGCGGGGTGTTTACGTTTGCTACGACCTCCGGCGCGCAGCAGGGGTTCTCCCCCGGCGATCGTCTTTCGATCACCAATCAGGCGACCAGCGACCTCACCGCCGCTGACATCGGAGTGACGTTGGTCGGCGTGCTGGCGTAGGGCATCGCTCGGTACACTCGGAACTTCTCTGTCCCCAACTGCATGTTCCCTGAGCGAGGTCCGTAATGGACACCTTCGACAAAGCCCTGAAGCACACCCTCGGCATCGAAGGTGGGTACAGTAACCACCCGGCAGACTCGGGTGGCCGGACTCGCTACGGCATCACGGAGGCCAAGGCGCGGGCATTCGGCTACACCGGCCCCATGACCCAGCTTCCCATTGATCTGGCGAAACAGATCTACCGGGAGGACTTCTGGGACATCATCCGGCTGGATCAGGTGGCTGAGTTGAGCGAGGAGGTCGCGCTGGAGATGTTCGACACCAGCGTGAACTGCGGCCCCGGAGTCCCGGTCAAGTTCCTCCAGCGTCTCCTGAACGCCTTCAACCGGCAGCAGACCGACTACGCGGACATCGCCGTGGACGGAATGATGGGCCGGAATACCCTTGCTGCGCTGCGTGCGTTCCTCTCCCGCCGTGGTAAACTGGGGTCGCAGGTGCTGGTTGAGGCACTGAATTCCCTTCAGGGGGCGTTCTACACCGATCTGGCAGAACGGCGTCCGAAAGACGAAGCATTCATGTTCGGTTGGTTCGCCAACCGTGTTCTGAAGAGGGCCGACACATGACGCCGCTCGACTGGATCAAGGCGCTACTCGGTAAGGGGCTCGTCGAGCCCGTAGCCGACTACTACAAGCGCAAGCAGGAACTCAAGCAGGCCAAGTTCGAAGCCCAGTTGAAGTTCGAACAGGCCAAGGGCGACCGGCAGGCACAACTCATCCGCGAGGGACTTGCCGCCGACGCGAACTGGGAGATGGAGTTCGCACGCCAAGCCGCTGCAAGCTGGAAGGATGAGTACACGTTGCTCGTCGTCAGCATCCCGGCAGTCCTCGCGTTCATGCGAACGAAATGGCTCGATGGTCCGCAGATCGTTGCGGACGGCTTTGCGGCACTCGCCGCGACCCCTACTTGGTATCAAATCCTGCTCTGTAGCATGTTCGGTGCGACGGTGGGTATCCGCTGGTGGCGTCGGACCCAGAGCGACACATGAGCGGGGAAGAGATGGATGGGAAGGTGTAATCATGTGGGAGAAGGTACAGGAGTGGGGCTGGAGCCTCGTTTTGCTTGCGCTCGGGGCAGTGGGGACATTGCTCTCTAGGTGGATCTCAATGCTGCATAAGCACGAGAAGCAGCTCGCGATTATCGAGCATGAACAGCAGGCTCGAATCGCAGCTTCAACTGAGATGGTCAAGTCTCTGTCGGATATGAACGCCCGCTTGGAAGTGCATCGCAAGGAGTCGATGGATCGCATGGATTCGTTGCGCCGCGACCTCCGGGAGGACTTCAAGACGCTGATCGAGTTCCACACTCGTAGTGAAGAACGCGACCAGCGACGTGGCTGACGGACTGACATCGGCGCATCAGGATGTCCTGTGGGGGTTCCTCCGGGACCGCATCGGACTTCCCTACAGCAGTGACCTCGTCTGCATCGGGCGGGTCATGGACGACAAGCTGATCGCCGTGGTCGGGTTCGCGAACTTCACCGGGACCTCCTGCCACATGCACATGGCTGGGGACCACCCCCGGTGGATGAACAGAGAGTTCCTTCGGGCGGCCTTCGCCTACCCGTTCGAAGCTCTAGGCTTGACAATGGTGTTCGGAGTCGTACCTTCTGGTAACATCCGGGCACTTGGGATAGACCGCAAACTGGGGTTCCGTGAGATTCTCTACATCCCCGGCGCGCATCCCGACGGTGGGATCCACATTCTTCAGATGAAGCGGGAAGAGTGCCGCTGGTTGAGGACACGCAATGGGAAAGAAGAGTACACCGAAGCCGCCTGACCTTCAGCCCTACGCCGATGCGATGTCGCAGCAGGGCGAGTGGGCCTACAGGGCAGGGCAGGATCAGCTCGCATGGGCGCGTGAACAGGACGCGAGCAACCGCCAGTTGCTCGATCAGGTCCTCGGCCCGCAGCTTCAGGCGCAGCAGGATCAGGCCCAGTGGGCGCGATCGGACCGCGAGCGGTACGAGAACGTCTACCAGCCGCTTGAGGACAACCTCATTCAGGACTTCCAGTCCTACGGCACCCCGGAACAGCTCGCTCGCAACCGTGGCCGCGCGATGGCCGACGTGGCGTCGAGCTTCGATGCGCAGCGGCGCAACGCCCTGCAGCGGCTGGAAGGCTTCGGCGTGGACCCGTCCCAGACCCGCAACGCGGCGCTCGACGTGGCGATGCGGACCCAGCAGGGCGCCGCGCTGGCCGCCGCCGGTACGAACGCCACCCGCATCGACGAGGACAAGGCCCGTGCGCTCCGCGCGGACGCCATCAACATCGGTCGCGGCATGCCGTCGCAGGTTGCCCAGTCGTATGGGCAGTCGGTTGCGGCTGGCTCGCAGGCGATGGGCGGCGCCAACTCGACCTTCGGCACGTCTGCCGGTGCGATGGGGAACCCCACGGCATGGGGGCAGATGGGGCAGTCGGGTGCGATGGGCGCGTCCAACATCACGAATCAGGGCTTCGCCAACCAGATGACCCAGTACAACGCCCAGCAGGCGGCGAACTCCAGCATGATGTCGGGCATCGGCTCGGCAGTCGGCATGGCGGCCATGCTCGCTGACGGCGGCCAGCCCAAGCAGGCGCTGCCGGTGACTCCGGGGCACATCGCCTCCGGCCCCGGCGACGGCTCGGGCATTGACGACCAGATGCCGATGGCGATCGTGAACCCCAAGACCGGGCGGATCGAGCAGCAGGCCCGCGTGTCGCCGGACGAGTACATCATCCCGGCTGATGTGGTGCGCAAGAAGGGCGTGGAGTTCTTCGACAAGCTGCTGGAGAAGTACCACACGCCTGCGGATCAGCAGAGGGCAATGGCATGAGCTTCGGCGCATTCATGGAAGGTCTGCAGGGCGGCGTGAAGTCCGGGCAGGGCATCCGCCGCGAGCGGCAGCTCGACGACATCTACGACGCTGCCACCCGCAAGCTGAAGAACGAGGAAAAGGCCGACAACATGGCCCGCGCCGATTTCGGCGATGTCGGCGATGACTCGGCGCTCGGGGACCCGTTCGGCCAGCAGTTGTTCAACTGGGCCAAGGGGCTGTTCAAGGGTGGCGACGACGCCACTACGGCAGTGCCGGACCCCGGCGCGGCGGCCCTGCAGGACAAGGTCTCCGACGTGGAGACAATCCGCACCGGCATCCCGCAGGAGGACCCCTCCAGCTATCCGGGCGCGGGCCTTGCGCCGTACGCCAATGGTGGGCGGGTGCAGAAGTTCGAAAGCGGGGGCCAGCCGCTCTCGGAGGAGGAACTCCGCAAGCAGAAGGCCGAGCGGTATGGCACGACCCCGCAGAAGCTCGTCTCGGATCTTGGCAACGCTACAGGCACGGTAGCGCGGGCGATCCCGGCTGCAGCGAAGTGGGGGGTCCATAAGGTGGCCGATGCCATCGACGTGGGTACAGACGACCCGGTGGATAACTATGCCGAGGGCGCTTTCGACACGCCTCGTGTTCTCGCGGGGCAGGTGGTGCGCAAGTTCGGCGACTTCGTCGGCGGCGACATCCCGTTCTACGACGAGACCGGCGGCGCGAAGCCGCAGGCACTGCCGACCCCGGCCCCGACGGCTCCTCCTGCGCGTGGTGTACGCCCCGGCGCACCGCCGAGCGCGGTCGCCCGCAAGCCTGCCGCCGCAGCGCCCGCCGCCGCGATTCCGACCCCCGGCGCCGCCCCGGCGAAGCAGGCCGAGGCCCCTGTGATGTCCCCCGACGTGATCAAGCAGATCCCGTGGGACAAGGTCAACGTGATGGACCTGCCGAAGTTCAAGACGCAGGACTGGGTCAAGTACCGCGAATCCGCCGCTCGCCAGATGGTCATGCGCGGCGGCGTGACGACTCTGGACGCCTACGACAAGGTCGATCAGCAGGTGATCGGCATGCAGCAGCGCGGCACCAAGGCCCTGCTGCAGGAAGCCATCATGCGGGTCCAGTCCGGCGACCTGAAGGGAGCTGGCAACGCTCTCGTGGCGATGTTCCAGTACGTTCCCTCCGGGACGGACGCAGTCGTGGGCACCTACAACGGTCAGCTCGTGGCACAGTTCGTCGACGAACAGACTGGCCAGCCCGTGGGCGAACCGACTCCGGTCGATGGCAAGATGCTCGGCGACCTGTGGCAGCAGTACGCCAACCCGGCGGCATGGGCCGAGATGGCTCAGGACCGGGCGAAGCTCGCGGATCAGGAGGCGCGTACCGGGATCATGCAGGGGACTCTGGATCTCGCCGAGCGCAGGCTCGACGAAGTTGAGATCCCCGAGGCGCAGTCCAGTGCGGACTACCGGGCGTTGATCGGAGAGGCGTCAATGGCGAAGGCGGTCGGCGGCGGGGCGGAGGGCCTCAAGCCGTCGGAGCAGCTCGCCAGCGACAAGGATGTGCGGGACGTGGTTTCGCAGTACGCCATGATGCAGGATGAGGATGGGAACCTGTTGCACCCCAAGCTGCAGGACCCTAACATCCAGCATGCGCTCCTCACTGCTATCATGAAGATGAAGCGGCAGTCGGGGGCGCCGACGGAAGAGATTCTGCTGCAGATTCTGAACGCCGCGAAGGAATAACCTGATGGCCTCTCTGGAAGAAGTGCTGGCCCAGATCAACGGATCTGGCCCGGACCTCACTACGCCTGAAGATGTGATTCAGGGGCAGGCGGGGAGTGTCGGCGGGCCTGATCTCCCTCGCGGCATCCGGAACAACAACCCCGGCAACATCCGGCGCTCCGCGATCCCGTGGGAAGGTAAGGTCGAGGGCACGGACACGGCGTTCGAGACCTTCGCCACCCCTGAGCATGGCATGCGGGCGTTGGAGAAGAACCTCACGACGTACCAGACCAAGCATGGGCTGGACACCCCGCGCAAGATCATCGGGCGGTGGGCGCCGCCGACCGAGAACGACACCGGGGCCTACGTCAACGCCGTGGCTCAGGCACTTGGCGTCGGCCCGGATGACCCTATCAACGTGCAAGACCCGGCGGTCATGCAGCGGTTGCGCGATGCGATCATCCAGCACGAGAACGGCCAGAACCCGTACGCGGGCGGCGCGGCTGCGCCCACTGCGGCCCCGGCCAGCCCCGGCGTGGATGTCGCGGGCGCTCGCCAGCGGGCCATCGGGACCCGCGAGACGATGGAATCCGCTCGGGACAGCATTGGCACCAGCGAGGACTACAACACCCTCCTGCAGGGCGCTGCGGGCCTCCTGAAGGGCGCGGCCCCCGGCGGCAGCGTCTCTGCAGGCGACTACGGAAAGTCGGCTGTGGCCTCTCTGGGTTCGCTCGGCAGCATGTTGGCGGGCGCGGGCGAGTACGCCTCGCAGCAGCTCGGTGCTGGTGAAGGTACCGGGAACGAGGCATGGCGCTCGCTTTCCCCCATGTTCGCTGCAATGCGCGAGACGACCGACGCCTTCACGCAGGAGTGGCTGGACAAGCGGTCGGACGAAGCCAAGGAGCGGGCCGCCCGCCAGTTTACGACGCTCGACCCCGACCAGACCATCTGGCAGGGCGGCATGGGCGAGTTCGTCTCCAGCATCGCGCTCAAGGGCGCAGAGTCGCTGGCCCCCACGATCGTTCCTCTCGGCGGCGCGGCCCTCCTCGGTCGGCTGTCGGTAGTCGCCGCATCGACGGTCCTCGGTGGCTCCGAGGCCGTACTGAGCATGGGCGCTGCCGCAGCGGACATGGCCGACGCCGTCCGCGAGGCTCCGATCGAGGAGCTGATGTCCTCGCCCCAGTTCCAGACACGGCTGAAGGAAGCTGGCGGCAACGAGGTCGCGGCCCGCGAGGCGTTCATCAACGACGTGCAGGGGTGGTCGCCGATCATCACTGGCGCGATCGTCGGCCTCACGGCCAAGATCGTCGGCAGGTCCTTCGACGAGATCTTCAGCCCTGACAAGGGCCTCGGCCTGTTCAAGCGGACCGGCGTGGGCTTCACGTCGGAGGCCACACAGGAAGCTGGCCAGTCGGCAGCGGAGCAGGTCGCCCAGAACGTCGCCCGTCGTGTGTACAACAGCGACACGGGCGTCTGGGACGGGGTCCTCGAAGCCTCGCTGCAGGGCGCGGCGGTCGGTGGCCCGATGGGCGGTGGCATGGCCGCAGCCTTCGGCACCCGGCCCCAGCCGGTCAAGCCCAAGGAGCAGGCGGTTCCGGACGACATCGCCGCTGCCGTCAACCCGGTTCCGGTCGGTGCGCCGACGGTTCCCGACACGACTGCCATCCCCGTTCCGAATGTCGATCCGACCGGAACAATGAACGCGCCGGAGCAGGAGGGCATGTTTGCTGGCATCGGCCCGCAGACGTGGACCGATATGGGCGGTGGAGAGCCGCCCCCGCCGCCCAGTGGCGGAGGCCCCGGCACTCCGGGGATGAGCTTCGGTAACGAGCAGGTAGCGCGAGCGATCGACACCGCGCCGTTGAGCGCGATACAGGGGACGGAGCCGCCCCCGCGAGCAGGGCAGTATCCCGGCTTCGCTGCCAACATCCCCGGCCCGCAGGATCCGTTCGACACGACTGGCATGGAAACGGTGGAGCCGCCGCCGCCGCCGATGCCGCCCAACGCCGGTCCGCAGTTGGACCCGGACACGCTGCCGTTCGTCCCGCCGGAAGCCCCGGCACAGGGCGAGCCGCCCGTACCGTATCAGCCCGCGCAGGAAGATCAGGTGCTGCTGGAAGGCCAGCCGCCCGACAAGACCTCTCGCCAGCAGGTCGGCTGGCGCGTGCGCCGCCTCGACCGACAGGGCAACGTCATTGCCTCCAAGCTCATGGGCAAGGAGGAGGCCGCTAACGGCATGGCCGAGGTCTGGCGCAAGGAGTCCGAGGCCAAGGGCACCGGGGACACGATCGAAGTCCTCCCGGCGCGGCAGACGGTCCTCGGCGATCGCTCGCCGGAAGCGGAGTCCGTCGGCGACTACATGGCGCAGCTCGACGACCTCCAGTCGGAGGACCGCCGGGGCGTCTACATCTCCAAGAAGGGCCTCGCGCACCTGAAGGCCGTCGGCAAGCTGGACGAGGTTCTGGGCCGGGGCGTGCCGATCCGCAACTTCGACAACCTCGGCGGCATCATGGTCGCCAAGGGCGGCGCTGCCGCCCGCGAGCTGATCGAACTCAAGGAGACCGACGCCGGGTCGCTGGACGAGATCATCGGTTACGCCACGACCGCTGGCCGTGGCAAGCCTGTGGGGAAGGATTCGCTCGTTGCCCAGAAGGTGGACGAGGACCTCAACGTCGTCCGCGAGCGGCTCATCAGTCCTGCGGAGAAGCAGCAGGTCATCGAGGAGTGGGGCGAGGATGTGCGGTTCGTGCGACCCGAGAAGGCGCTGGCCGACCGCAAGGCGCGAGTCGCGGCTGATCGCAAGCCCGTCCAGTCACAGGACGTTGCACAGTCGAAGGAGAAGGTCGGTGAGCTGTTCACTGGTCCGGTCATTGGCGGCGACAAGGCACGGGCTGAGGCGCTGGTCGAGCAGGATCCGGACATCACCGAGGACGAGGTCGGCGAGAAGCTGATCCAGTCCGCTGCCGTCACCGCCAAGGCGGAGCGTGAGCGCCGCAAGTTCGGCGACCTCCCGGCCCCCGAGGACGTGTACTTCCGTGGTAAGGAAGTCACGCAGGCCGCTCGCACCGCGCAGTCCGCTGGCAAGACGAAGGCGGAACTGGAAGCGCAGAAGGCCGAGCTGGAGGCCACCCCGCTCTCCCCCTTGGAGGATGCAAAGACCCGGCAGGAAACCCTGACCCGGATCTCCGACGCAATCTACGAAGCGAACCGGGACGTTCAGAAGGCCGCTGGCACCGTCACCGGCACCAAGGACGTGGCGGCGCAGCGCCAGCAGGAGTACCGCGACCTCTACGGCAAGCTGGTCGATGCGGCGATCCGCGTCGAGATACAGCAGGACATGGGGTCCGATCAGGACGCGACCGAGGCACAGGCTGCCTACGATCAGGCGCTTGAGGACATCAAGCTGTTCATGCAGGTCGAGGGTGCGTACACCCGTGGCGAGGCGCTGGCCGACGCCGCGATGCGCTTCAGCCCCAAGGCCCGCAAGAAGGTTTTCGCACGCACGCAGGCCGCGAAGGAGAACAAGCGCGACCTCACTGCTGTGGAGAAGGCTGTCGAGCAGGGCTTCCGGGCACGGCCCGACGAAGTCACGACCGACGAGATGTCGCCGAAGGAGGCTCGCGCAGCGGGCAAGCTCCGCAACACGGGCGAGCAGGTCGTCAGCGACACCGTCTCGGCGGAGAACGTCGCGCGGGCGGCACGGGTCAGTGCGCTCAGTGCTGCGGAGCTGGGGAAGGTCAAGCTCCACACGAAGCGGCTGGAGGCGGCTGCGAAGAAGCTCGAAGGCATGCTGACGGATCCGGAGACCCGGTATCTCGTCCGCCGCTGGCTGGGCGAGTACATGCTGGCCATGCGCCGCAACACCCCCGCCGAGCAGCGGAACGTCAAGACGAACCGGAACTGGGCATGGCACGGTCGCGCTGGCCGTGTGACCGAGATGGTCGGCAACCTGTTCGGCGAGAACGTCACGGCTGCGACCCAGCAGAAGGGACTGGAGAACGTCGCCACTCGTGTGGTGAAGCTCGCCTCGCGTGCCAACCGGCTGGGCATCGGCGCCGAGATGGACCCGACCGGGTTCATTCTGGCGATCGAGAGCGGCAAGGCTTCGGAGCTGGAGGCGTTCCTCACCGAGCAGGTGACACCGCTGGAGGACACGGGCTTCCCGAGCGACCTCACGAAGGACGCGCTGGAGGCGATGGACCCCGGCACCCTGAACACGCTCTACGTTCGTGCAGTGAACTTCATGGACGCCGAGCGCACCCCCGACGTGGTGCGGGCGTTCATGGTCCGTGGGGTCAAGAAGTGGCTGGGCCGTCGGTTCTCTACTGGAGAAGTCAACGTCAACGAGGACCGGAACGTACGCACCGGCGAGAAGGCTGTCCCGGCGACATTCAAGGAGCGCGACGCCAAAGGTAATGTGACGAAGGAGTGGGAGCCCGCGCCACGCTTCGTTTCCGCCCGACAGCTCTACAACGAGTTGATCAGCGGAAGCTCGTCGATGCAGGGTACCGGCGGCGACAAGCGCATGCCGCTCGACCAGCTCAAGGAGCTGTACGCGCTCGCCGTGGAAGAGTCCAAGAGCGCGGCCAAGGCCAAGGATCGCCTGCCGGAGCGCCCGATGGGGCTGTACCGGAACAAGCTCCTCCGTCGTGTTGCGAAGAGCGACAAGGTCGAGGACATCCTGCGTGCGTCGGCCAAGGCGGGCAAGCAGAAGGTCGGCACTGGCGGCACGCAGCTCACTCGGACGACGACCGACAAGGCGACCCCGGACAAGTACACGAAGGCGGAGTCGAAGTACTCCCCCGGCGTGTTGCTCAACAACGATCCTCCCCGCGAGCTGAAGGGCAAGGCGAAGGAGGAACACGAGGCCAAGCAGAGGCAGGCTATCTCCGAGATGGCCCGCGAAGATGTGGCGTTCGATGAGTTCCTCACGAAGCTGGAGAAGAACCGCGACTTCGCGGCCATCGCCAGCGAGGTTGACGGTAAGGGCAGGATGACAGAGCGCGCCAGACTCGCTCGCAATGCCCAGACTTACGCTACATGGTTGAGCCTGTACCTTGGCTCGTTCGTGAAGCTCAACGAGGCACAGCAGCTCCAGAACCCGAAGGTGCTGGACGAAGTTCTGCAGCTTGTCGAAGATCTGCGGAACATCCGCAACCTGCCGATGAAGAACTTCATCACTCAGTTGGGCGGGGCGTTTGGCGTCGAAATGGCCGCGCAGGAGAAGCGGGCGCGGGGCGCGATCAACAACGCGCTCGACAAGCGTAACCCGCAGGATAAGGGGCAGTGGATGGCTGCTTCACTGGCCCGCCTTGGGGCGACGGAAGCGGCACTGGACCGGCTCAACGAGCAGTGGAAGAACAGCGAGGAATACGTCGAGATCATCCAGCCGATACTGGCAAACATCCGCAAGGCGCTTATTCGCGACAAGTGGTACAGCTACGAGTTGACGGATGACGAGCAGGACGCTGTCTCTTGGCTGTTCGCCAAGTGGTCGAGGAATGAGGAGTGGATGAACCGGCTCACGAAGAAGCAGCGTGAAGCCATCGAGAAGCTGCCGTTCGACCAGACGCTGAAGGATGAACTGTACGACCCGCTGAGCAAGCAGCTTGCAGCTACTGGGTTCCCCAACCGGGACGTGGCGCTGGAGAAGAAGTTCGTCAAGCGGTTCGGGAAGGACGCAGGAACGCCCCGCGAGCGTGTGCTGGAAGGCGATGTCGTCTACAGGCTCGACGCAGACGGAAACCGCATCCCGACTATCACCGGCAAGGAAGTCGGCGGTGCGTGGGCGCTGCCGGACGACCCCAACACCCCGGAGAACCAGCTCGCCGATCGGATCCGTGAAGCGTCACTGCCTCCGGAGCAGCGTGCCCGCGCTCGCGAAGAAGCTCTTGTCAACATGACGGACGAGGAAGCGGACAAGCTTCCGGCAGGGCGGAAGGAGGAACGGCAGCGGCTGCTGACCGAGTCGAAGGCCACGCGCTACGCCGCTCAGCTCCAGAAGGTTCAGGACCTGATGCAGGAGTTCCGTGACTACGTGTCGGGGAACCTGCGCAACGTCACCGCCGCCGCGATCAACGCCGCCGAGTCTCGGATGATCGAAGCCCTGCGTGACCTTGGCGCGTGGAAGGACATCTCCAAGAAGGATGGCACCGGCACGATCAAGCTGCCGGACGCAGAGTCCGTCATGCGTCAGATCGAGAAGCTCACAGCCGATATGCGGGCGCTCGAAGCAGAGTACGGCTACCACCGCGTGGCGGTTCGCGACAGCAAGGGCAAGCCTACCGGCGAGACCAAGTTGCTGTTCATCGGCGGCGAGCGCACTGACGCCAAGGGGCGGCTGGTCGGGCAGGACCCGAAGTACCTCAAGCAGTGGGACAAGCTGGCCGAGGAGATGAACGACGCGCAGGCGCAGCTCGCGCTGCTCCCGCGAGGCCCGAAGTTCAAGACCGAAGCCATCACCTACCGGCGCCTTGGCGACCGGCTGGTGCAGGGCCTCGTGACCAAGGCACAGGTGGCCGAGAACGCTGCGGTGCTGAAGCTCCGCCGGTTCATGACCGAGATCGAGCGCCAGCTCACGCTCGGCCTGCCCAAGACTCCGCAGCCGCGTAAGTCCGCGTGGAAGGGCCTGCCGCTGGACGAGAACGACAAGCCTCTGGACCCTCCCCGCAAGCTCACCGAGAAGGAGGAACTCGCACGGGCCAAGGCCGAGGCTCGCGAGTCGCTGGCGAACCAGCAGGAACCCCTCCCTTTTGAGGTAGCTCAGGCGGTCAATCGCCTGAGCGGCAAGCTGAATCTCGACCTCACTGCGATGTCGGGAGATGCCGCCGCGCCCACCGCCAACGAGTCGGAGGCGTACAGCGCGATCACTACTGCACTGGCGAACGCCCCCGAGGGCGCGACGATGGGCGATGTGGTCGCCGACCTGCAGAGCAGTCTGGAACGTGATCACCCGTACCAGCCGCTGCTCGCCAAGCTGGCGCGGTTCCCCGAGATCGCGGCGACCAACGTCCGGTTCGTGGAACTGATTCCCGGCACGAAGGGCAACGGTGTCGGTCGGCTCGTTCTGGACAGCGAGAACAAGCCGCGCATCATCCTGAGCAGGAAGTGGTTCGGCGCCAACGGCCTCAACCCGGTCGAGGGCCTGCATGCGCTGCTGCACGAGATGGTCCACGCTGCCACGGTGGGCAACATCATCGGGCCGATGTACGGCAACCGTGAGCTGCGCAACCGGATTGACACCTTGCGCAAGATCGCTCGCGAGAAGTTCGGCGATCGGTTCGACTATGCCACCAGCGATGTCTACGAGTTCGTGGCCGAGGCGTACACCAACGCCGAGTTCCAGCGTGCGCTGAAGGACTACAAGGCTGCCGAGCTGGCGAAGTCCTCGCTCTGGAATCGCTTCGTGAACATCGTCCGCACCTTCATGGGGCTGGACACCGAGTTCACCGACCTGCTCGACGCCGTCATGACTATCACGACGGACACCTTCGGGCCGACGCCGTTCGACAAGTACAGCAAGCGTGTGGTGGATCTGGAAGGCGCTGGCTTGAATCTGGGCGTGGACACCTTCTTGGACAAGCACGTCACTCCTGTGACGAACGCGCTGAAGGACCGGGCCAAGCTCCGCGCCGACATGGTTCGCGAAGGCACCACGGCCCTGAACCGGCTCGCCGAGGCGGGCCGCAGGTTCATGGTCAAGTCGCTGACGGTCCGCCAGCTCCACGACTTCTTCGTCAACGAGTTCGGTGGCAAGGACGGCGCCTTGGCCAAGTGGTTCGCTGCGTGGGAGGCCCGCAACGCCTCTGCCACACACGAGCTGGGAGTCGCCGACAAGCTCTCCCGCCGCTGGACGTTGCTGCGCGATGCAGACCCGGAGGCCGAAGTCCGGCTCTCCGAAGTGATGCACGACGCGACGACCTACGGCATGCACATCGACGAGGCGTTCCCGTCCGCTGCCGCATTTCAGGCGAAGGCCAATCTGGCTGCGCTCAAGGCGAGCAAGGCCCGCAAGGCGTACGAAGAAGCCAAGGTGGTGTTCGACGCGACCTACGGCAAGCAGCCCAACATCCATCTGGAAGAGAGCCAGCGGGGTGACTACGACAAGATCCGGGCAGAGTGGGACAAGCTGACCCCGGAAGCGCAGGCGCTCTACAAGGAAGTGCGGAACTACTACCGCGAGACGATCGACCGCGAGAGCAGGCTGATGATGCTCAACGCGATCCGGTCGAGCAAGCTCTACGACGGCGAGTTCACGCTCACCGAGAACGACATCGACTTCGAAAAGATCAACGAGGGCGAGGGCGGCATCAACGGCTGGCTCCAGCGCACGCTCGGGATCGACATCGCTGCCGACAAGAAGGCGATCGAGAAGCTGAAGGAAAGCCTCAAGACGGACTCGGCGACCCTCACGAAGGACCAGATCCGGGCACGCAAGCAGGCCCTGCGCCTGACCCAGATTGATCTGGCCGAGGAGATCGACCAGCTCCGCATCGTGGCCAAGATGGCGAGCATCCCGCGCCTGAAGAAGGGTCCGTATTTCCCGAAGCGCCGGTTCGGCGACTACGTCGTCCGCGCCGAGAAGCTGATCGAGGTCAAGCGGTTCGCGAACCGGCCCGAGGCCAATGCGTGGAAGCACGAGCAGCAGCTCAAGGACCCGACGATCCAGTTCAAGGAAAAGCGCCACGAGGACGGCACGATGGACGTTGCCGCCATCGAGGTTGAGTTCAGGACTGGGGAAACCTACACCGAGGCTGCGAACGCCCGCGAGGAGCTGATCCGGATCTACGGCAAGGACGCGGTCACGGACATCGACACGAAGTCGAACCAGTTCGCGCGAGATGCGTCGATCCCGTCGAACGCGGCGCTGCAGGCGCTGCTCGGCAAGCTGGAAGGGAACCCCGGCGCACAGGCGGCGCTGCGGAACTTCTACCTGCAGACGCTGAGCGACAAGTCGTTCCGCAAGAACGAGATCAAGCGCAAGAACATCCGTGGCGCCGACGCTGCGAACCAGCAGCGTGCGTTCGCGTTCTACGCCAAGTCGTCGTCCTACTACACCGCCCAGCTCCGCTACGGCCACGTCATGGCGACGGCCAAGCGGGAGATGGACGAGTTCGTCAAGAAGAACCGCGAGCAGCCGGGGGACCGGCACTCCACAATCATGCTGCGAAAGCTGGTTGACGAGCTGGAGATTCGGGACAATCAGGCCGCCGACATCCACGACCTGCCGAAGTTCATCCGGCGCTCGGTCGAGTACGGCCAGTTCATGCTGCTCACCAGCCCGTCGTACTGGCTGATCAACGCTACGCAGCCGTGGATGGTTACGGTGCCGTGGCTGGCAGGCTACACGTCTACCCTTAATGCGGTGAACGAGCTGAAGAAGGCGCAGAACCTGATCATCCACCCGCTCCTCAAAGAGTCGGTGAAGTCCTACGGCGGCTTCAAGGCCCTGTGGTCCAAGACGACCGCAGAGGATGCCTTCACCGTCGTCGAGAAGGTTGTGGACGACATCGCCAAGAGCGACCACCCGCGCAAGGCCGACCTGCTCCGCATGATCGAGTCGCTGAAGCAGGCGTCGATCATCGACCTGTCGTTCGTGGCCGAGCTGCGGCAGATCGCAGTGGGCGAGGACAGCAAGATGGCTGACGCCGTCCTCGATGCCTCGCGGATCATGGCGCACCTGACCGAGGTCAACAACCGCCTGATGGTCTCGATCGCGGCCTACGAGATCTACCGCAAGCAGGGGCAGAGCCACGAGGACGCGGTCCAGTTCGCCAAGCAGGCCGTGGCCAAGACCCAGTTCGACTACTCGGCGCAGAACAAGCCTCGCCTGTTCAGCGCCAACGACGCTGCGTGGAAGCCGCTGGTGTTCCAGTTCATGCAGTACGCTCAGCACATGTATGTCACGATGTTCGAGCAGGTCGCGAAGCTCGTGCGCAACGAGAACTTCGGCGATCGGAAGCGGGCGGCGCGGATCCTCGGCGGCATGCTCGGGACCCACATGATCGCTGGCGGTATCGTTGGCATGACGATCCAGCCGATCAAGTGGGCCTTCGGCCTGCTCATGGTGGCGTTCGGCGATGACGACGAGGACAACACGTTCCGCAATGCTGTGTCGGGCGAGACCTACGACCGCGCCATCGCCGATGCACTGGCGGCCATCTTCGGCACCAACAAGGTGTCGGAGGTCCTGCGGGCCGGGGCGCCGCGTGCGCTTGGCTTCGACGTGTCGAACCGCATGGCCTTGGGCCAGCTCTACATGGCCGACATCAACCCGAAGAACGCCGAGACCCTCGCTGGCTCGATCGCGATGAGCTTCCTCGGCCCGATGCCGAATCTTGTCGGCAACCTGTATCAGGCATCGCAGAAGTTCGCCGAGGGAGACCTCGATCGCGCTGCCGAGCTGGCGTCACCGAAGATGATCCGCGATGTGATCCGCGCCTACCGTTTCGCGAACGAAGGTGTAACGGACAACACCGGCAAGGTCATCATGACCCCGAGCCAGCTTGACCCGGTGTCCCTGTTCTGGCAGTCGATGGGCTTCAGCCCGTCGCAGGTGGCTGAGCTGTATGCTCGGAACTCCGCTGTCAAGGACCGGCAGATGTTTGCGAACACTCGCAAGGCCGAGGTCATGAAGATGCAGCGGATGGTTCGCGTTACCGGGAACTACCGCGATGCGCAGCAGGCCCTGCGGGAGTACAATCGTCAGTTCCCCGAGAACCCCATCACGTTCGCCGAAGTCGTGCGGAGCCTGACCGGCCAGCGCGAGGACGAGCGGACAGTGCAGCGGCTTGGTGCTACGCTTGGCGAACGCGAGCGTGCCTACGCTCGTGAAGGCAAGCCCTACAACGTGGAGTGATCATGGCACGCGACTACAAGAAAGAGTACGCCAATTACCACAGCAAGCCGGAGCAGAAGCACAACCGTGCCCTGCGCAACGCGGCCCGCCGCGAAATGGCCGAGAAGGGCATGGTGCGAAAGGGCGACGGCAAGGACGTGGACCACAAGAAGCCGCTGGATCAGGGTGGGTCGAACCATCCGTCTAACTGGCGGGTGCAGGATCGGTCGAAGAACCGGGGGTTCGCGAGAGACTCAAAGGGTCAGCCCAAGTCGCGCTGACTTCCATCGCGTTGATACGCGGCCCCGCGTACCGGGTTCCGACGCCAAGGATGCACCGCATCTTCTTGGCGTGCAGGTCCTTGATCAACTGGTCGATCGCACCGTAGGTCGGCAGCTCCTTGTGGGAGAGCCAGACCATGAAGTCGCGAGTCGAGAACCGAATCAGCTTGTCATTGACGGCGTACACTACTGATGCTTTCTCCGAGCGTGGCGACTCCTTGATCTCCGGCATGTAGTCTTTCGGCGGGCGCCCAGCGGGGAGCATGACCGTACGGGGATTGGATACCGTCTTGCCGCCGACACCGCCAGTGATCGGATGCGAAGTGTGGAACCTGTCGATGACCAACATGCGATCGCCGCGATCGCGCAGGTAGTCGGCGAAGATCTCCACCATCGTGTGTTCCTCTGCCATCGTCGTCGTGCGGCTGCGCAGGTGTTCCGTATTCGTGATCAGAAACTTGCGCAGGGTCTCGATGTCGATGTGGCACAGGTCCAGCTTGCGGGCGATCGCGGCTCCTACCAGCAGCAGGGAAGTGATGCCGACCCAGAAGCGGTCCTGCGACTGCATGTCCTTACCGATGTGCAGGTACATACCCTGCACCGCAGTACGAATCTCATCGACGTGGGTCGCGAGGTACTGGGCGTAGACACGCCCCGCGTGACCATAATTGTTCTTGAGGTTTTCGAACAGCAGCGTGATCTCGGCGGGTGACTTGGAGGACCTCGGGGCCTCGGTCATTTCCAGTTCGAACACACGCGCCGTGCCAGCATCGCTGCCAGTGGTACGCCGCGCCATCGCTTCGAAAATCGACTCGTTCGACGCGGCAGTGACCATCGTCTCCCATGTGCCGGACCCGCGCAGGTTGGCCCCGGCGTCGAGGCGCGACTTCTCGCGGCCCTGCGAGAGCTGGAACACGAGCGTGGCGAACCCATCGACGGTGGTCTTGCCGCGCAGCTCGTCCCAATAGGCCGGGAGGTTGTTGAGGAAGCCGATCTTCTTCGCGACGGACTTCTGTGTGTCATCCACCGAGTTCATGGCGTGAACCGGCGAACCCCACACCGCCTGACTAAGCTTCAAGATCGACGATTTTCCCACACCGCTTGCAGTAGAAACGAGACTCAGCGTGCCGCCCTCGATGCCAACGAACTTCAACAGCGGAGCGGCAAAGGCAGCGGCAAGGACCGCTGTAAGTGCGGGGTGGTTCTGGTCGGTAACGAACTTGGCGACTTTTTTCCATTCCTCCAGATCTCCTCTCGGTTCATAGAGCTTCGCGAGCGCGGTGAACTCCCGCGACGGACGCACGTCATTACGAACGCGACCGTCCGAGTGGTAGACCGTCGGGCTGGTGGCGAAGCCAGTCAGCTTGTCGCCCGTGTAGATCCAGCCGAGCTGGTCCGTCACGTCTGCCACCCGTCGGGCGTTCTGAATCTTCTCCAGCCAGCGTGCCATGAGTTCTCCGAAGGGGCCAACTTCCTTGGCGTTGAGTACGACACCGAAACTCGCCAGCGTCTCCACCAGCTTGCGGTGGTTGCCAAGCATGCTCATCGGCAGGGTGACTGTCCACGTCTCGGTGTCCTTGAGTCTGATGTCCAGCAGCATGTCGAACTCGCCAGTGGCGAGCGACTTCACGGGCCTGAAGTTGGAGGGGATGTGCCGGAACATCCGGATCCACTCCTTCACGTTGTTCACAGGGTCGGTGAGCATCAGGCGCTCGATGCCCTTCTCGTCAGGGGCGACCCGCCACCCGGTGGGCAGGCCCATCATGTCCTGCATGCCTTCGTAGCCGACCTGCACCGGAGTCTTGATGAACCCGTTGTGCGGACACTTGGCGCACTTCTCAGGCCGGTACGTTTCGAAGGTCTTGCACAGCGTAGGGCCTGCGCTGTTCGCCAGCCGCGCCTGCCACTTCGCCTCGGTGCCGGACTCGCTGTAGCCGGGGTGGCCGCAGGAGATCCGGTGGGCGTAGTCGGCGGCGTCCTCGCAGTGCTTCAGGAGCTGGAGGTAGGCCATCCACTCAGGCTCGGAGCAAGCTTCACCCTTGGTCTCCAGAACCCATGCGCTCGCGGCGCAGTGCTTGGTGATCTCAGCGAAGGTGGACGGCTTGGCCGGGGTACGCTCGCCGACCCCGCCGCCCAGATCGTCGTTGACGCTCGGCCCCACCTTGGGTGCCTTCCTACCCGATGTGGGCGCGAACGGTAGTAGTGCGATTTCCAGATCGTCTGGGGAATACCTTACACCACTGCTGTACAGAATCTCGACGGGCTTAGGGTTCGCGGGGTCCTTCCAGTTCTTGGAGCCGGGGACCCGCAGGACTCGTGCCGAGTCGGCGGTGATGCTGTGGTCGGCCTTGAGGTCGAGGGCCTTGCAGGCTTCCTTCAGAGCGCCTGAGAGGCTCTGCCAGCGTTCCTGAGTCAGGTACTCATCGAAGGGCCAGTACGTGTGGATCCCGTTGCCCGAGTGAACCACGATCGACGGGGGCGGCATCTTGGCCGACCGGCAGAACTCGACCACAGCCACGATGGCTTCCTTGTGGTCCGAGTACCCCTGCTTGAAGTCGATGTCGAGCCAGAGCGCGGCCAGCTCCTGCACGTTGTCGTGGACCCGGACAACTTTTTTGCCCTTTTCATTCTGGTGAAAGCCTTGCTTGTACGATGCAAGGGCAAAGTAGAGATTCTGCTGGCCCTCGGCCATCGCCGTAGCCTTGGCCACCGCCTCCTCATGGGAAGCGCAGACCGTGTGGTTCCACGACATGAAGGTGGAACCGTCCGGTCTCGTCTTTGGCGCCGGTCGGGCAAGGATGATCTTGCCGCCCGCAGGCACTACTGCATCAAGGAATTCCTGAAGATCCATCGCGCCCCCGCGAAAGTGAGGGGGAGGTTTCCCTCCCCCTCAGAGCCACACCTACTACTTGCCGCCGAGCAGGCTTTCGAGGATGTCGTCGAACCCACCCTTCGCTGCGGGGGCGGCAGCGGGAGCAGGCGCGTCATCCTCGTCAGCCGCCGGAGCCGGAGCAGGGGCGGAGGGCTTGGTTGCGGCCTTCTTCTTGGCCTTCTTGGCGGCGGCTGCTGCGGCCTTCGCTGCAGCAAGGGCAGCCTCGGCAGCAGCAGTGCCGTCATCGTCCTCATCCTCGTCATCCGTCGGCTCGACCACGGGGGCGAGCGGAGCGGCCACGGTCGGCACGTCCTCGTCATCGACGGGGCGGGGCTTCGGCTTGGAGGGAGCCTTGACGGGAGCCGGGGTCGCTTCTGGGGCCGGAGCCGCTGCATCGCCCTCCCCGGTAGTTCCCGCCGAGGCATAGTCGGGTTCCTCGGAGAGGATGTGTTCGACCTCGGGGCTGTCGCGCAGCTCCTCGATCGTGGCGTACTCCTCTTCCGTCAGGAACCGGGGGTGATCGTCCTCGTCCGTGGAGACCCGGAACGTCAGCTTCGGGTGCGAGGCACCAGAGTCGAAGCCAACCTGAGTCGCCACGGCGTAGTACTCCACGCCCGCAGGGCCGAGGACCTTCTCGGCGTAGTCCTTCAGCGGGTTCAGCGAGGCGGGCGGGATCCGCATCAGGAATACGTGCGCGTCGGCGCCCTTCTTCGCCAGCTCGTCGGCGAACACCACCGCCATGCGGCGAACGTCGCTGCACTCGCGCCCCTTCTTGCCCTGCTCGGTGATGCGGCTCCCCCACGCATTGCGGGGGCAGGTCGCGCAGACCGTGTGCTGCTTGTTCTGCACGGCAGCGTCAGGCTTCACGCCATCGCTCGACCAGCAGTCCGGCGGCGAGTTGTCGCCCTCCTGCCACTTGCCCTTGTAGTAGGTCTTGGACAGGTTCTTGTTCGACTTCACGAACACCACGTCGATGGACGGGACGGCGTTGCCACGGCGATCGAGGAAATCGACCTCGGTGCCGCCCTTGCGGACGCGCCACACCTTGCCACGGTAGCTGATGATCGGGAACCCGGCGGTGACGCCAGAGGCCAGCTCACTGGCGACGGCGCGAGCCTGCTCGGGGGACTTCCGCAGGTGGAAGGGAAGCTGGTTCTTGTTCAACGGGACGAGATTGGTCATGAGGCCCTCCGGACTCCAACAGTGTGTACAGACGTGAACTTGACGCCGGGGACTTCCTCCCCAGCCTCCAGCAACTCGCGCACGGCGACCTTGTTCGCCTTCAGATCGACGGCGTCCCACTTGCCAGTGGATTCGACCCACTCGCGGAATACCGCGCGATCCTGAACGGTGGCGCTGTGCTGCGTGTTGCGGTAGACGGTGCCTGCATCGCAGGACAGGGAGTCGGCACCCAGCTCTTCGAGCTTCGTCAGGAGGATGCCTTCCAGCTTCTCCATACCCTGATTGGTGCGCTCCATCGACTTCTTGAACTCGGCTTCTGCGGCCTTCTTGGCATCGCGCAGGCCGATGTAGATCGCCACCAGTTCGGCGGGTGGACGATCAGCGACGGGTTTCGTGCTGCTCATGTGGTCTCCTCTTTGTGGACTGTAATCTTTTTCTGGAAACGATCGCCCGTGCGATCCGCATCATCAGCTCGTCGTCTCCACTACCACGCATCGCGTTCACTGCGTGCAGTACCAGCCTGCAGTTACGCGGGGTGTACCCCTTACTTGGGTCTATCCTATCTACCGTTGCCGACAGTGGACCTATGACTCCATGTCCGGGGCAGAAAGCAAGACCAGTAATAGCACACCCGCGCTGGTAGTTCAACTCAAACCACTTCGCAGTAAGCGCGTACGGTATGTTGCGCTTTTTTGCATTGCTACGTTTGGCGTTCTCGATGGTTTTCCAAGGGCGTCTACGTCTCAGCGAGCGATACTCGGCTGCCGGATCGGCAGCCCTTCTAGCGGAACGCTTGGCGTGCTGAGCGGCTTTCGTTCTTTCGTAGTACGCCTTCACGTAGCGGCGTCGGCCCGGAGTCTTTGCGTATTTCCGCTCCCACTCCAACCTATGCGCTAAGTTCTCGCTGCGCCACTCCCCCTGCCTACTCGAAGAGTTCAAGAAGCGCCCCCTGCATACGCTGTTTTGACTGCAGCCGCTTGTAACACTGCGTTTCGACCTTCGCCCCTGTAATGTGCATGATCAACGTCTTTCGAGTCTGCCCCGGCCTCGTAATTCTTGCGCATGCCTGCTCGTAGATCTCGTTGGATGTCGTCGGACCAAACCACACTATAAGGTTGGCTGCGGTAAGTGTCAACCCATGAGCTGAGCATTGAGGGTGCATGATCAGCACCCGTGGAAACATCCCACTCTGGAACTCGGTGAAAATCTGATCGCGGGCAGACTTCGGGGTTTCACCGGATACCTGTGCGACCGAGTAGCCTAATTTCGTCAGCCGGTTGGCGATCATCTTGGAGGCGTGAATAAAGTTCACGAACACAATGACCTTGCCCTCGGCCTCGTCGATCAGCTCGGTCAGGGCGTCCATGCGGGGGGCGTTGTCCAGTTCGACCGCCTTCCCGTCTCTCGTGTACACGAAACCAGTAGTGATCTGCAGCAGCTTCGACATCAGCACGCCTTCATTGGCAGCGTTCACTTCACCACTGGCAAACGCCGTTTTCATGTGGCGCATCATCTCGGTGTAGACGCGCTTCTGCTCGGGCGTGAGCGGAGCCTCGCGGGTGTCGTAGATGGTCGGCGGCAGCTCGACGCAGTCATCGCGCTTGAAGCGCACGGCAGGCTGCAGCATGTCGTAGACGGTATCCTTGGAGTCGTTGCGGGGCACCCACCGGAAGGTGGATACCGGGTACATCGTGGCTTCCTTGAAGTTCTTGAAGAACTTCGGCGCCCGGTCGGGAGTCAGGAGCTTGGCCTGTGCCCACGCATCGCAAGGCTCGTTCGGAGTCGGGCTGCCAGTGAGGCCCCAAGCGAACGAACGGCTACCCACGAGAGCTGCAAGAGCCTTCCAGCGATCAGTACGAGCGTTGCGAAAAGCAGCAAGCTCGTCAATAACCACACAGTTGATATCGTTGCGGCGTAGAAGGTCAGGGAGGACAGTCTTAATTCCGTCGTGGTTGATAACGTAAATATGGTGGTCCTGCGCAAGAACCTCCTTCCTCCGCTCCCGACTCCCATGCAGAACTCCCACGCTCAGGTGATTGAAGTACCGGAATACCTCCCTGTACCACACGGTGGTGAGGGTCGAGAGGGGGGCCACGATGATCGCCCGCTGAATCTGCTTCTCGCGGATCAGAAAGTCAACGGCGAACAGGGTCGCGCGTGTCTTGCCGGTGCCCATTTCCGACAGCACGTAGGCCCGCCTGTTCATCGTGAGCATGGCCGCAGTGACCTTCTGGGTCTTGAACGGACTATCACCGTTCCAGTCGTACCTGACCATGATGGGCGCAGGGGCCTTGAGGCCGAGGTTGCGAGCGAGCTTCACAACGTCATGCGAGTGGGGAACGACGATGCGGTCCTTCTCCACACGGTGGTCCTTTACCAGATTCGCCAGCGCCGCGTTGTACGGCAGCGAGAGCGTCTGGTTCCGGCGATCGACTAAGACAGCATCGCCAGCCATCCGGCCAGTACCTCCGGGTTCGTGCCGTCATAGACGATCACGTGCGCCCCTGCCTTGTGCATTTCCATGATCGTCGCTTCCTGCCGTTCCGTCGGCTTCTTCCCCGGCGCCTTCGTCTCGATGGCGAAGAACTGCCCCTTGATGCAGCCGACGAAGTCAAGGGTGGGCTTCCCCATCCCGTTCTGCACAGGCATGTGGTAGTACACGGGGTAGCCCTTGTCCTGCAGGGTTTTCAGCGCCCGCTTGACCTGCGCCTTGACCTTGGCCTCCGGAGTGCTAGCCATTGTGGCAGTCGTAGCACGCCTGCACGATAACTTCAGCCAGCTTGTCCACGGAGCCTTCGGCCTCCGCTTCGCCGCAGTAGACTTCGACCTCGTCACCCTCAATCTCGACCTTCACCTTCTTGCCTTCGGCAGCGGCCTTGGCCAGCACTACGAACGCGGCGCCGGGGGAGGTCGTGTACCACTGCGACCCGACGGCGTCGGCAACGGTGTCCTCGTCCTCGCCCACGAACTTCGCGGCCCACTCATCCAGCACTTCACGCTTTGCCATGACTGACCCTCCTACAGGTCGAAAACCATCCCGCACTTGGCGAGAAACTCAGTGTCGTCGATTTCTGTCTCGGCGGCATGCAAGCGCCGCCCGTTCTTGAACTCAATGTCCAGCCCGCCACTGCCGTCACACTCCACCTTCTTTATATGCTTGGGGAAGTGCTTGGCGAGGCGGAAGAAAAACAGCTCTCCCCGCAGACTCAGGTTCTTCACGACTTCCCTCACTTCGACGGCCATGAGGCCGAGGTCTTGCGCAACGCGCTCGTCCACCATGTGGTCGATGCAGCGTGCGAACTTCTTGTCGATCGGGTCATGCCATGCGATGCGAAGCCGCAGCGACATGCTGCGAATGTCGTACTCGGTGTGGACCTTCACGTTCAGCCCGCGATATTCCGCGTCTGTCAGGGCTTCCCTAGCGGCTTTGTCCCTGATCATCTGTTGAATCGCACGCGACAGGAACTCTGGCCTGTTGGACACGTTGCTCTTGCTCACCGCTCCTCCCAATTGGGGCAGTGCTTCACAGGGCAGTACCGGCACAGGCCGCTCGGCTTCGCCGGGAAGTCGGTGGTCTTGATCGCCAGCTCGATGCGCGATGCACGCGGCAGCAGGTCCGACCAGATCTTCTTGAAGTCGTGCTTCGTGTACGACTCACGACTGATGTTCTTGTGCTTGAGCCAGAAGAACGCGAGGTCGAACGTCTCCAGCTCGGGGACGAACTGCGACAGCACCGCTGCCGACATGGCGAGCTGCGTGAAGTCAGGCTTCACCTTGCCCGTCTTGTAGTCGATGACGATCGCGTGGGTTCCCTGAATGATCGCCAAGTCGATGATGGCCCGCAGGTAGACATCGCTGGCGAAGAACTCCGTCGGTTCGAAGTCCCGGTTCAGGGCAAGCTTCTGTTCCCCGAGCTTTTCTCCGGGGGTGGCGGCGAGTCGTGCTGCCAGCTTTTCGTGCATCCTGAACGCAACAGGGAGTGGATCGCCTTTCGTAACACGGCGGAAGAGCGCGGCGTGGATGGCGTTGCCTTCGGCTCCTGCTTCGGAATCTCCGTACTCATCTTTGATATCCTTCTTGACGTTGATGTGGAAGTACTGCTTAGGGCAGTTCTCGTAGCGCGTCAGCGCCGAGTAGCTCCATGCGAAAGGCTTGGCCATTACTTGCAGTCTCCGAAGGTCGGACCCCAATGGACTTCCACCGCAACAGGCAGGTCGGGTGCCCATGCAGGTGGTGCCGACATGATCTGTGTGATCTGCGCGGCAAGTGTCTCAGCATCCCTCTCCGGGACCACGTAGTCAAGTTCGTCGTGGACCTGCAGCACCATCTGGAGGCCCAATTCCCGATGGATCGTGAGCATGTTGTCCATGACGATGATGCGGGCAAGGGCCTGCACGATGTTCTCGGCCAGCTTGCCGCCGAAGAGCTTCCGGGTCTCGCGACCGAAGGTGTAGATCCAGTCCCCGGTGTCGCTGCGGCGCAGGTCGTTGTAGTAGATCGGCATGCCGTTTGGCAGGATGATCATGTTCTTGGCGGTCATGCAGACCTGCTTACCGTCGGGGGGCGCGATGATCGCCTTCCCTTCACCTGTGGCAATCATCGACAGGATGCGGTCGAACTTGTTCCACAACTGTGGAATCTCGCGGTACAGGGTGCGGTAGGTGTTGACGAGCTTCTGGGCCTCAACCAGCTCGACCTTGACGTTGTCCTTCCTGAGAGTCGTCTGGAGCTTCGGCGCTCCCATGCCATAGCCGAGGCCAAGGATGCAGGTCTTGCCGACGAACCGGCGGGCGTCGTCCTCCTTGGACCGCCCCTTGACCACGTCCACCCGGTAGGCATTGGCAGCGAAGGACGAGTACACGTCCTGCCGGTCCCGGAAGCCCTGCGTCAAAATGTCGCACCCGGCCAGCCACGACACGATGCGGGCCTCGATCTGCGAGAGGTCGGCGCCCAGCACGACATGCCCCTTTGGCGCACGCATGGCAAACCGGATCTTCGATTTGTCCACCCGTGGGGGGTTCTGCATGTTGATCTTCTGCGTACCGCCGTACCGGCCCGTGTGGGCCGCGTAGTAGTTCAGGGGGACCCTGAGCTTCCGGTGGCGCTTGGCGATCTCCAGCAGCCTCCCTGTGCGCGTCTCACCGATCGTGGACTTCATCCCGAGGCGAGCCTCGATCAGGCCAGTCACGATTTCATCGTCGGCGTACTCCTCCTGCAGGGCCTTGAACTCCGGGTCGCCCTTGGCGAAGGCCCACGTCAGCTTGTCAGTCGTGAGGGAAACCTTCGTCGGTGGTTCCACGCCGATACGCTGCAGGACGGCGGCGAACTTGTCGTTTGACATAAGTTCGTCCTTCGTCGCCAGCCGGGAGAGCGATGCCATGAGCTGCGCCTTCTTGGCGATCTCGTGCTGCAGCTCCTTGGCGAGCAGGTTGGCATCCAGCTCCAGCACAGGATCGAGGTACATCCTGTGTGTGAGGTCCATGATCGCGAACTCGGAGCGGGGGAACAGGGGCTTCAGGTGCTTGAACAGCAGCCACGTTCCCTCAACGTCGGTGATGCAGTAGTCCGCGTAGGAGTACAACTCCGTCTGCGACAGCGACTGCCGTGACCGGCCAATCATGTTGTGGACCTCGACGCCCTTGCGCAGGCCATCGAAGTCGCAGTACTCCAAGCACTTCGCCAGCGACACTCCGGACAGGAAGGGCCGCAGGTGGGCCTGAGCCATGCTGATGGTGTCGAAGATGAACTTGGGCCTGATCCCAAAGACCTGCTGCAGGATGGTCGCGTCGAACATCATGTTGTGGCCGACGACAGCGTTGTTCGGGATATCAAGGGCAGACAGCCACTGCGCCGTCTGCTTCTTGGTACCACTGAACCACTGCGTTGGCTCCTCATTCACCTTGGCAGCGACGAGGATGACCTCAAACCGAGGGTCGGTGATGTAGTCCTCGGTGGACATCTTCGACAGCGAGAACTCGCGGTCGTAGTAGGTTTCGAAGTCGATCGTGATGATGTTCACTGAAGCTCTTTCGCCTGATCGCTGTTGTAGTCATTCATGGAACCCTGCCCTCCGCATTCTGGATATCTGATTCTTGATCGCCCTGTGATCGGACGGGGTTGACCCCGAGACCACGATCGACTTGCCGTCAGGTGCGTACCACTTGTAATGGGCCGCATTACTTCGCTCGACTCGCCAACCTTGCCTGACGGCAGCTTGGCGTAGGCGCTCCAGCTCTTTACACTTCATTTGGCGTACCTCTTCATCAGGAAGCTCACCCACTGGACGACGTTCACTTCCAACTGGTTGAGCGAGCCATAGTTCTTCACGGTCCCCTCAATAAGTGCCGGGGAGATCCCTTTCTCCGACGAGTGTGCAGCCACGGGGGCAACCCCCTCGCGATCGACCTTCCACACGGTGCCGCCCGCGTTGATGATAGTCTGCGCCTCGTTGTCGAACCGTACGTCGGTCACGACCATGCGTGGGGAAGTCATGGCCCGTACCTCGTCCCACCTGCGCAGCATCAACATCACCCACAGGTCGGGGTGTACGTGCTGCCTGCCCCACTCGGTGCCAAGCGTCTGCGCAACCTGCCGTGGGGATTTGCCGAGCCAAGGGATAACCTGCTCCTTGCGCTCCCGGTCGTCCCAGACGTGAAGGTCGATACCGAGCATGGCTTCCAGCCCCATCTTGAGCGGCATGGCAAGCGTGTAGCGAGAGAAGCCGCAGTTCGCCATGTACATGGCGACGGTGTCTTTGCCGCAGCCTGCGGGGCCGCAGAGTCCAATCAGCAGTTGCTTGCTCACCGGGTTGAGTCCTTGCGCAGTACGAACCTGTTGTGGAGAAGCATCGCGGCGAGACAGCCGGTGCCGCCTCCGAAGCCTAGTGCCAGAACCAGCCATATCGTGAATCCCTCTTTGGCAACCATCGCCACAACGTAGACTTCGAACAGGGCCATCGCGTTGCTCGTCGCGACGACCCAGCCGTAGTTGTTGTGTATGACATTGCGTTGCTGAAACGCCTTCAAGAAGATAAAGGCGAAGTTGGCAGCGAACGTGGCGAGGAAAGCGATCATGCCTCGACCGTGACGACCTTCCTGATCGGACCCCTGCCGTCTGCCGCGTCTGCCGCTGCCCATGCCGCGTTCCAGCGCGTGGTATCCCAATGCCGCTTCGGCACAGGGGCGGCTTGCGGGTGCGTGAACGCGAACTGCATCGTCGGGCGCATATCGTGGTAGACGATGTTGAACACCTTGCGAGCGTGGTTGCTCCAGCCCTCCCACTGCCGCTTCGGCACCTTGTGCTTGTTGAGGACTGGCCTGCCCATGTTCTTTGTCATGTAGTCTCCTTGTGAAAATGATAGTTCATGCCCCGTCTCGTGGGGCCTACGGCGGATCCAGAGTTCGCTCTTTATGAGGCGGCTTCACTCCCCCGCTGGCGACCGTTACTTTGTTGGGCCGAAGCCCGCAATGTCTCGCGACCTGTCGCCTGCGCGAGGGTGCGCTAGCACCTAACTTAAACAGCAGTATGCCCACGAATCCGAAAATGTCAAGCCCTACAGCAGACAAAAAAATGGGGACCCCCGAAGGGGTCCCCAAAGTGTTTTCGGGCACTTGCTAGGCTAGCAATCAGGCGATGCCGTGGACTACCCGAACCGGCCAGTCAGGACTGATCGTCTCGTCCGGTAGCAGCAGCGCCTCCGTGATGACCGCATCGTACGGGGCCAGCGCGGCAGGCGTCCATTCCTTGTCCAGCAGCACTGCCTCCGGTAGCCTCGACCGCACCTTGATCTTGCGCACGACTTCCTGCCCACGTTCAGGCAGGAAGCTGCACAGGTTGGGCCACAGCCGGTGGATCTGCCCCATCGTGTTGCAAGCCGAGAAGGCCCGCTCGACCTTGTTGTAGACCTGCGCACGCTCGATATCGAGCTTCACCCACCGCTCGCCCCACTCCACCAGTGCATCCACCATGCTGATGGGAAGTCGGCTCATGTTCACCATGTCTGCGCCGGACCTCCATGTCTCGGTAGATGGCAGTGGCAGGCCAGTGCCGAACTTGACGAACATGGTCAGCGGCATCCTTGGCGGGGAGAACACAGTATCGACCTTGAACTCCTTCACGTCCCACTGCAGCGTCAGGTCGCTGTTCCGATGCAGCAGTGTCGGCATACTGGACTTCAGCAGCCGCAGGGCCGCACGTTCCTCATTTGTCCACAGGTGCCGGTAGATTTCCTTCGGGGCTATGGGGCAGGGGGCGAGCAGCCCCATCCGGTTCACCATCCGTTGCCCTACTCGCTCCAAGACTTCCGACTTGGAGTAGTCGCGGACGGTCTGGTTGTGTCGTCGTCGTCTCATGTTATGCCCTCCTTATTGAGGCCAATCCACGCTGGTAGTTTCCCGTCAGCAGGCAGCATCACGGAGGCTGCCAACAGCTCGACCAAGCGAACAGAATCTGCTGCCGACAGGCGAAGGTTGAGCCTCCCCCTGATGGCTTCGATCCTGCCGGTGTCCCGATGCGGAGCAGTCCGCATCCCTGCCAGCAGGGACGGCACCGCACTCGCGACCTCTGGCCACGCGCGAGCGATATCCGCCTTGCTGGAGAACAACGGAGAGACCTCGTAGATCTTGTTGTGGAAGTGTCGGATCTCCGTGTCCATCGCTTCCGCCTTCGCGTACCAAGCCGTGAGCTTAGGGTCCTTGCGCACCGCCTCGTCCAGCATGAACGGTGATAGTACGCTGCTGGGACACACAGGGCAGTCCTCCATGTGTAGCCAGAACGGCTGGACAGGATCAGCCCAATCGTCCACCGTGCGTGGATCCTGCAGGGTGAAGTGGATTACCTGCTGCCGTGCCGTCGCGCGCAGCAGGTTCCGGTACGCTATGTTGTGGTGGTGCATGGACGTGGGGACACGATCCACGAACCACTTGGCCACTTGAGGGGTGAACGCCCCGGAGTAAACCTTCACCGGGTCGCATGGGAACGGGATCGTCTGCCTCAGTCGAGGCAGCAAACCCGCCAGCTCAGTACGAAACGTGTACCTGACTGCTTCACTCATAGTCGCTCAGCTCCACGCGAACCAGATCACCGAACGGCGGCTGCACGTCCGTCGTCATTACCCAGATGACGGGGTAAGGCGGCGGGACCGGAGGGAACGTGCCGTAGCCGTCGGTGAAGAAGATCAGGCAGTCAGGCACGATGCCAAGTTCCTCCACCTTCTGGAACGCAGGGATGAAGTTCGTACCACCGCCACCGCGAAGCTCGGGCTTGTAGGTGTAGAGGTCGGTGTTGGCATCCAGTTCGTGAACGTCATGCACCTTGGCGTCACAGGACATCAGCCACAACCGCTGTGGCCTGCATGTGGAGAGAATCTCAGCCGACTCGGCGTAGCTCGCATCGAACTCAGCCTGCCCCATGCTGCCAGAGGTATCCACCACCTTGACCACCGTGCCAGCGCCGAACCCGGTGTAGCTCGGGAAGAAGATCTTCTGAGTCACCAGCCGACGGCGATGCGGTGACGCCCACGACGTAGCCTCACGGCTCACGATACGTGTGACGATGTGCCGCAGCCGATCCTTCCAGTTGACCTGCGGCTTGAGCATCTCCTCCACCCAACGCTCAAGGCTGGCGGGCATCTTCCCCATTGCCTTGGCTTGGTTACGTGCCGACGCAATGGACCGCTTCATCTCAGCCTCGGACTGCTTCGACGGCTCGTAGATATGGGTGTCCATCGGTTGCTGGTCTCCCACACCTTCGTTGGACGGGTCCCCTTGGCTGCCGGGAGGCGGCTGTCCACCGCCCGGTCCACCCGGCCCTTTCCCCTTGCCACTGGGAGGCGGCTTGAGCTTCTTGGCGAGCAGCCGGTACACATCCTCAAACAGCTCGGTGCCTTCCCTCGCGATGTTGGTGTCGTACAGCAGTCCCTTCGGCATCTGCCCGATCTTGTTGGCAACGAGCAGCGCGTTGACGATGTAGTCGGCTGCGATGTTCGCCAGTCCGGGGTGGAACGGCTTGCCTTCGAAGCCGAGATCCGAGTACCGCTTGAACCGATCCATGTGCATCCACATGGCGTGGCCAATCTCATGGCAGCACACGAACACGGCCTCGGGTAGGCTCAGCTTGGCGAGGAAGTCCTCGTCGAACCAGATGAGCTTGCCGTTGGTCGCAGCAGTGGGGATGCCGGGGTACTTGCCCACACGCAGGTCCATCATGTCGAGCATGAGGGACGCAAAGAACGGGCAGTGCAGAAGCATCGCGGTCTTCATTTCGGTGAACCGCGTGCGTGCTACGGGGTTGTTGATTTCCATCGTTGTCTCCTTGTTGCTAGCCTAGCAACGTCAAAGGTCGAGGCCGGTCTGGAGGTTGAACGTCAGGACCGGCTTGCTCCTGACGAACTCCAGTAGTGGCATGCGCAACGGCAGCAGTTCCTTCTGCCACTCACGAACGAGGTTCGCGAGCTTACTGGTTGCGGGCTTCAGGTGGCCGCCGCTACGCCGCCATCGGCTGCGGGACATGGGGACTTCGTCGTCCTTCACGTGGTGCCCCACGTTCCACCCATCAACGCAGAGCCACATGAACTGACCAGTCCAGCTATCGCAGCGGCGAATCGCCACGGCGGTGCGCAGGTCTACGTCAACCATGTGGGCGGCGGCGATGAGGTCCGTCTTGCAGGCTTCGGCCTTGTCGATGGGCACCAACACGTTCATGTTCTTCTTGCCCACGTAGCCGATGTTGGGGACATTCGGAGCCTCGTCGCAGTTGTCGAGCATGGTGAGGACGGCTCCTACTGCGTCGCCGTGGGACACCTTGAATCCCTGCTCGATTGCGGAACACACCTTGGTGAAGTCGGACTTCTTCATCCGCTCCCACCGAAAAGTGATAGTTCCAGTGCAGGTAAACGCCTCGGTCAGGTCGCTGCACACGTAGATTCCACCGACACCAGTGTGTCCGCTGATTCGTGATACGTTCATGGTCAGACCTCCTTGGCCATGCGGTCCATCATGTTGATGACTTCCTGTGCGTGAGCGCCGACCTCGGCGCGGAGCGTCGGCTTGGTCCGAAGTTCCTCCACGTCGTGCTGGCACAGGTGCTTGTCGATGTACTGGCGAATCTCTTCGATCCGCTTGTCACCCGTGACGTTCAGGTGCTTGAGCTGGCCGGACACCGACCGAACGTTGTCCACCAACGTGTAGTGAAACAGCTTGTCGGGATGCGACAGCCGCTCAGCCATACGCCCCACGTTCTCGTGGATGCGGACCCACAGGTCCTGCATGGCGTTCTCCAGCATCCTCTTCGTCTTGCCCTTCAGTGCGTCAGCCAGTGCCTGACACTGGGCCTCGGGCAGCCCCTTGAAGTCCGAGCCGACCGGGATCGGATGGAAGTCGAACGAGATATCGAAGTGCTGCCGGATCGACTCAGCATTGGGGTAGTCCGAGATATCGAACCGCTTGCCGAGCTTCTTCTTGGCCTCTTCGATCAGTTGGGGGTACAGCGGCACAAACGCATCCACCGCTGCCTCCATCTCCGCCTTGCGAGCGCCGAGCTTGCTGATGCAGTCGAAGAACGATGTGTTGGGCATCATCCTCGCCCCCGACCGACGGCCTGTGTCGTCCAGACCAGTGGTCGTCCACGGCGCAGTCACCGCGTAGAAGTCGGCACGTGCCGAGTCGATCGCCTTGTGGATCTTCTTCAGTTCCGTGTCGGCCCCCGCGAGCAGGTGCTTACGGGTTTCGAACGCAGTCACGTCGGCGTCGTTCGCATCGGCCACGTCTTGGCTGGCCTTGCGATCCTTCACCTTCGCATGCCACCTACGTGTGTTGAGCGTCACCAACGTGGCGAAGTTGCGCAGGTCCAGAGTCTCTGCGATCTCGTCGGTGGTGAACGTCGGCATGGTCATGGGCGGCAGCGAGTAGTCCGTCCTGTCCTTGGTGTCGGCAAAGGGCAGGGTTTCCTCCTGCGGGGCCGCAGGCTCGGTGATCGGCAGTTGCTCGCTGAAGTCAGCGAACGCCTCGCCTACCGGGTCCGTTGCTAGGCTAGCAACGTCGGGCTGGTCCATGATTTCCGTAGGCAACGGCTCGCCGTGGGTCAGCTCCTGCACGTCCGTAATCAGCGGCTCAAGCTCGGACTTGGGTTCCTCCACAGGTGCCGAAATGATAGTTTCCGGCTCCTGCACAGGCAGAGGCTTGCTCTCGTCGAGGATATCAGCGAGCAGTTCGTCGAGGTTGAAGTCAGTCATTGTGTGTCTCCTTGTAGCGTCGAAGGGTCTCAGCATCCACCAGCCACGTGGCGGCAGCGTTGAGTGCGAACATTGCCATGCAGCAGATCATCAGCAGCGTATCCCGCACGGCTTGGGATACAGTCATGAAAGCGTTCACCAGTTGGTCTCCTTGCGTCGTAGCTCGATCTCCATGCGGAGCCTTTCCACTTCGCGTTCAGAACGGCGGTGTTCTTCCTCCGTGCGCTTGAAGCGCCGAAGGGCCTGTTCAAGCTCCATCTCCATCCGCCAGAGCGGGAGCCTCGGTTGCAGTCGGTGGGCGTTCATCCTTCCTCCTTCATGATGCGAATCGCTTCGGCCTCTGTGTAACGGCGGACAAGTTCAGGGTGCAGCCGAATGATGCCCCCCTCACTCACGTACTCGGTGCTGAGCATGCCTGCCGCCAGCAGGATATCCCCACCCCTTGACGCTCCCCACTGGACCAGCCGAACGTCGAACATGTCGGCATGCACGACGCCACGCTGGATGCGGTGTTCCAGTCTCACTTGGATAGCCCCTCCCCATCCTGCGATGGTGGCGCGATACCCGCTGGACTTACTGCCGCAGCGAGTGGCCTCCCCCTTCGTGCCCTTGATGCTGCCGTAGAAGTGGCTCACTTGCGCTGCTCCAAGATGTTGGCCGCCAGCACCAGATCCTTGTTCTCCCGGATCCACTGCGCGAAGTCGGGGGTCTGGATCATCTGCGGGCAACGGCGCAGCACAGCCTTGAGGCCAGCCACCTGAAACTCCTTGCCCAACCGCTTGAGGAAGGTGAACGCAGGCTTGGCCGTGGTGGCATCCACACGATGCGCGACCATCTGCATGCAGGCATACGTCGCGTCGATCCGGTTCTCGGGAACCTTCACCTTGTCGGGTGTCGCCACGATATCCTCCCACTTGGGCAGTTCCTCAGCCACACGCAGAAACGCAACGAACTCAGCCGCTGCACCTTCACCGATGTAGCCACCTGCCGCCTCGGTGAACATGTCCATTGGCAGCTTGCCGATCAGATGGCTGGTCTTGACGAACGTGCGGGGAGTGCAGAACGGACCCGACTTGTCCGGTACCTTGTCAGCGAAGATCAGGCTCGGCTTCACCTTTGCGAATGCAATGGCGAACGGGTTCAGCCCCTGCCGCTCGGCCCAATCGACCCACGAGTCCAGAGAGGGTTCGATGTTGACCCGGCAGATGCGGTTCTGGATGAACGCCAGATCCCGGTTCACGCCCGAACGATCCGACTCACGGTTCGATGCCGCGACGACCATGTACGTGAGTTCGAGCCGTGACTCGCCCACTTGGCCTGACAGCATCAGTTCCGCACTCGGCTTGGCAACGTCGGGGTTGGCCTGCGCACGCTCGTTGAGGAAGATGAAGCCGTGCTTGGGGTCATTCGCACGCGGGACCCACGGTGCCTTCGTGAAGGTCATGATGGGACTGTTGTCCGTATCACGACCGGGGAGGCCGAAGCCACGTACGTCCGGTGCCTCAACCGTGGTGAGAAAGAAGGACTTGATGCCGAAGGGCTGTGCGAGCCGCTTCGAAATGATAGTCCCCGCCTGCGCCACGGCAGCATCCTTGCCGACGCCCGGCCCGGACACCAGCTCCACGGTGAAGCGTTCGCCCGTCTCCTGCTGAATGAAGTACATGTCGGCAAGGAAGATGGCAGCTTGGTTTACGTTCATGTGTGTTGTCTCCTTCGATTGATGATTGATCTAACGAACATGCGCCTCACGGCGCTTGCATCCAGTATCGAGCGGCCTCGTCGCTCCAGATGTCCTTGACGAGCTGCGCCGCAGCCTTGTTCGTTCCAGACATCAGTGGGTAGCCGTCCCGGTTGCGGACGATCCACGTACCGGGGTGCGACGTTGACTCTTCCAGTTCGAACGGTGCGTTGAGTGCGGCCCACTCAGGGTCGCTGGGCGTTGGGGGTTTCCTCGTCATACATCCTCCTTTCGTAGGTATCACGGATCACTGCCCACGCGTTACGCGGCTCACCCTTGGCGCGTAGCACGTGGCCCATGTGGATGAGGAACTCGGCTTCACCTGTCTGGGTAGTGGTAGTGACGGTATTGATGGTCGCGGTGCCGAACTGCAGCATGTACGCTGCAAGCCAGTCCTCGTCAGTCATGTTGCTAACCTAGCAACAGGCGGAACCAGTTGACCATCTGGTAGATGGCCTGCAGGCTCCACACGAAGCACAAAATGATAGCGATAATGCAGGCAATCCTGCCGATCGCGCCGATTGCTGCCCATGTGTCGAGCAAGATCAGCGTGCGTGTGGGGTCGATGCCTTTACGTCTCTCGTTCATTTGGGTTCTCCATGAGTACGACTTCATAGTCGCGGTGGTCGAGGCTGTCTGCCCACTGGTCTGCGGACATGACAGAGGGGAAGGGTCCATACGCTTCAGAGTCTCCGTCACCTGAGCGATGGACGATCAGCACGAACTGGTAGCGTTCCTCCTTTGGTGGTTGATCGAACGGTTTCATAGGCGAGCCACAGCCCGAACAGGTCTCGGGCTTCTGGGCTTCGGTGCCGCAGGCAGCGCAGATCCACATGGTCAGCCTCCCTTCACGAGTTCCTTCACCCACCAGTCACCCTGCAACTTGTCCCCATAGTCACTGGCATCAGAAGGATCATCGAAGGGACCGTAGTACTCCATGCCGTCCACAGGGTTGCCGTGGATCAGGATGTACAGCGCGGGCTTGACGGCAGGATTGGTGACGTAGCCGGTGGCCGCCTTGTTCTTGACCCACTCACTGGCCAGCTCACGCAGCCGCTTCTCGTGGTTGTGCAGCGATTCGTGGAGCATCTTCCCCATCGCTTCGGCACGGCCAATCGCCTTGGTCGTCGTACCTTCCTTCTGGATCAGCGCCAGAACTTCGTTGTTCAGCTCGGCCAGTCGATTGTTGAACAGATCGAACTTCTCAGCCGTGGTGATCGACCGCCTGTCCATTTCCTCCCTTGTGTCCACGACTGCCCTACCGGCCAGATCAGCCTTGCAGAACGCATCGGACGACTGCTTGGTCAGGAACGCGATCCGGTCCTGCAGGGCCTTGATCACGTCGTTGTTGGACTCGTACCACTCGGTGTGGCCTTCGATGTGGTCATGCACGCGAGCGAACAGCAGGTCGAACTTGTCCCGCAGATCCCTGATGCCCTGCGCCAGCTCAGCGGCGCGTTGCAGAGAGATATGGGACTTCTGGGTTGTGGATTTCTTCGTGGTCATGTGTGTCTCCTTGCTAGGTTAGCAACGTGTGAAAAATGATAGTTTGAGGGGCTGGGGGGCAGAACGCCCCCCGCCATGCGCAGAGAACCTGCGGCTTACTTGAACTCGCCGATGAGCCACGCCAGCTTGTTGGCATCGCCGGTCATGAACGACTCGTCAATGCTGCGGGCAAGATCCTGCCACTTCTCGACCTCGCAATGCGGAACTTCCAGCTTGCGAGTGTCCTCCCTGCGGCCATAGTCATGCGTCAGGCCGAGTGCCGGGAACGCCACCTGCGTGGTGTACGTGGAGCCGACGGTGGGCAGGGTGTCGATCGTGGCCTTCACTTCCTCGGCAAACTCCTTCATGGCCACGGCATCGAACTGCACGGCGCACTCAGCCCCCCATCCCCGCTGGATGGCAGTGATATCGGGCCGGATCGACTTCACCAGTCGCTTCTCGTACTTCTTCAGGATCTTCTGCGCCGCCGCTTCGATCTTCGCGTTGTTCGTCAGTTCGAACTTGGCCGCCAGATCGGTCTGCAATTTGCAGGCCGCCGTCGCCTTGGCCATGAGCATGGACTTGATGACGCGAAGCTGTGCTTGGGTGATCTTCATGTGTTTCTCCTTCGTTGCTAGGTTAGCAATCAGTTGATGGTCGGATTGGCCGCGAGTATCTGGTCGATCAAGTCGATGCACTGCTCGGCCTGTGCCAGTGCCTCGGCATGCTGTGCGCCCCCTCCTTTCAGGGCCTTCAGTCGGTTGTAGAGCTTGACCCACTCCCAGCGAATCTCCTTCGCGCGGGCAATGGTCTCGGCATCCAGCGGCTGCGACAACTGGATGTGGTTGGTCACGAAGATGTTCACGGGTACGGCCTCCCCGCCTCGACCACCCAGAGGACCATGAACATGATCCACAGGACGGCAACTGCGAAGTAGCCCAGCCAGCCCAGCACACGTGCCGAAAATGATAGTTTCCTCATCACTTCCACCCTCCCCTGCCAAAGATACGGTCGAACTCAGCCTCGAAACGAGGACTGGCCAGAGCCTCCGATACCGCAACGTCCTCGGCGCGGTCGTCCTCGGGCTTGGGCGGCACGTATGTGCAATGAGGGCAATCGCCAGCGATTGCTTCCCCTCCACAGTACGTGCAGACATGTGTTGGTGCCGTCATTACATATCCCTCTGCAGTGCGTTCAACGAGGCATTGGTGGCAACGAGGTCGAGCTTGTCGTTCAGCGCCCGACGCTGGTCCTCCATTCTCTCCTCCAGATCCATCAAGGCACGGCGAGCTTTCCCGCCACGCTTGGTGGGAGGCTTGGGGGTCTTGGGTTTGCGCGTCGAGTTCATCGTGCGCTGCTCGGCGTAGACCTCGTCAATGGTGGGGCACGACTGAACCGCGATCATGAAGCCCCTCACGTCGGGGCCGGAGTACTTCGGCAGCGAGACCCAAGCCGACAGTTCCTCGGTCACGGTGGGCGCGGCATACACAGGGTTGCCGTTCTCGTCCTGTGTGTCGTAGGGCTGCGGGGTTGCTAGGCTAGCAACGAGCGTATCGGTTATGTCGGAGTCCGGCCTCGGCCACTTGGCAGGCTTGGGTTCAGGCCGTGCGTTGGGATCGAACCCCTCGGGCAGGCGCCCACACACGTCGGCGTAGCTCCAGATGATGTACGGCGCATAGGTGATGGCGCCAAGGAACTGGGTCTCGTACCCGACTTTATCTGCCGTCACGTTGACCGAAATGATAGTTTTCGTGAGCGTGTTGCCAGAGCTGATCAAGTCATCCACGAACACCCATCGCCTGCCGATCGTGCCTTCGATGCACTCGGAGCTGTGCGAGCCGTCGTTGTCCTTGCGGGCAATGGCCCAGCGCAGCCCCAAGGCTCGTGCCACGTAGGGCACAACCAGTGCGCCCGACAGGCCACGGCCTACGAGCGTGTCGCACTCGTCGAACTCTGCGAAGTTGGCTAGTCCCTCCTTGATGTAGGGAATGATCGCATCCAAGTCAGCCAGTGCCGATTCGAGGTATGGCGCGTGGGCCATGAGGATATCCCCGTCGGCGGACATGATTACGCGAGGCATCTTACTTCCCCTTGCTGTGTGGAACCGTGAACTTACCGGCACGGTCGGTGTACCGTGTCGGGCTGTCCTGCCTGTGGTCGTACTTGAGCTTCTGCTCGCGCCGCTTGGCGTGGCGGTCCGAGAGTGGCTTGCCGTACTGGTTCGTGGATTTCATCGTCGTTCTCCGTGTGGTGCCCCATTGGTGGATGCTATGGGTTGTGGGGCTGTCGGCCCATAGCGTGTGTGTGATTGCTAGGCTAGCAACGGGAAGCGTCATCCAGATGGATGGCTGTGACGCTTTCGCTGGACGCTTTATTTCCGTTTAGGATCAAGGGCTTAGGGGGTATTGGGTAAAGGGACCACGTTTTTTTTACACGTAACGCTGTGGGGCTTTGGTCCCCAATCCCCTGACCCTTCTCTCTGCCCTGCCCTCACGTGTAACCATCCTCAGTTAGCTCTATACCTCTTTTACCTATTTATATATAAGTATATAATATATAAAGGAATTCATCCAAAAGAAGCGTCCCGCAATTTGCCGAATAAAGCGTCACATGTTGGCGCTTTCGTGCCGGAAGCCCCGTACAGTACGTGCCGCGATGATAGTAATCCGCCGCTTTTCGGCCCCCCAGCCTCACGTTCCCAACACGTAAGGTTCAAAGCTACGTGTTGGGAACGTGTCCAGCCATTGCTAGGCTAGCAACACGTGTGGGGAAAAGCCTCAAGGGCCGAGGTTTGCCATGACGCGGACAAAAAAAGGGAGCGCCTTGCGGCGCTCCCAATTTCGGCCTGTTAGCCGACGGCCAGCGGGTTGTTGCGGTACGTGTTGCCGTGCTTCAGCGACACCGCGCAGTTGTCGGCCCAGAGGACCAACTGCGCCTTTGCCTTGGCATTGAGGCACGCCGGGACCGCAGCGCCCTCGGGCTTGAGGTTCAGGATGCGGTCGATCAACGTCGCCACGTCCTTCGCGTACTCCGGTGTCGCGGCGGCGGCGGCCTTGCGGGCTTCCATGACCGCAGCGAGGTTGTACGCCGCGTCTTTCAACTCTGTGCAGAGTTTGCCCGCGTCCACCACACCGTGGATGATTCCCTGCTCCTTCGCCTGTGCAAGGATCGTGCTGCACGTGAACAGCGCCTTCGCCCTGCTGTGCTTCTGGTCGCAGGTCCGCTTGATGCGGTCCTGATCTTCCTTCGGCAGCTTCGACGTGTCGCCGTAGGATGCCGCGAGCTTCGCGCGCACTGCGTCGGCGTGCTTGTTCACCACTTCCTCGGGGAGCGGCTTCCCGCGCCACTCGGCGGGAACGTGCGGCGCGAAGGACAGCACAGCACCGAGGAACGTCGTGTCCCTGCTGTGAGTGTCGAACGACTTCACCACTGCATCTTCCAGCGCGGTCCACGCCGACTCGGCGATTGCTAGGCTAGCAACCTCGGGCGTCGTCTGCTGAACCGCGTTCAGCACGGGCTGGCCACCCTGCGCCGCGAGCTTGGCTTCAAGTTCCGCGATCTTCTGAGCCATTGTCTGTCGAGCCATTGCTTTCTCCTGTGGGACGGTATGTCCATAGGACGGGTGGTGGGGGAGGGGGGGTCCGGCGCTCGGCGTTGCTAGGCTAGCAAGTCGCGGGGCTACCGGGGTGCCGGACACCGGCCACCCCCGTCCGTAGGCCCCTATTAGGCACTTCAGCCCCACACCAAGTAGGGTAGACAACCTACCCTACCCCGGTTTATCCTCCCCCGATGAGTAAAGCACCGTGGACCAAACCCAAGCTCTGTCGCCGCTGCAAAAACGAGTTTCCGAGAACCCCAAAATTCTTCAGCGGGAAAGGACTCAAAGGAGGGTACTGCAGGAAATGCGCTGACGCCGCGCTGGAAGCCTCTCAGCTCAACAACCCGAAGAAGCCCAAACACGAAAGCGGGCACTGGCTGTCGGAGAAGATGAAGCGCCTGCGGGTCCGCGCAGCGCGGCAGAACGTGCCGTTCGACCTCGACATCGAGTTCATGCGGGAGAAGTACTCGCTGACGCACTGCGAGTTCACCGGCATCGAGTTCGCGGCGTCCGGACCGTTCGCGAAGTCGATTGACCGAAGAGATCCTAGCAGTGGGTACGTGAAGGCCAACGTCCAGATGGTGGTGTGGATCCACAACGCGGCTCGTGGAAATTGGGGGGACGAAGCACTTGCGCGGTACGTGGCTGCGCTCGTGACGCGGAGGAGAAAATAAATTGACTTGTTGTGATTCGTACCCATAATAGACCCATGACCACCGACGAGTTCTACGCCGCAACCCTCCTCGCCCTCGGCCCTCCGCCCACACTGCGTTACGTCAACCACTACAATGACGCGGAGCGGGAGTACCGGAAAGAATTCCTCCGCATGGTCCGGCTGTCCGGCGTGTGCACGTATCAGGAATCCGCCGAGTACCTGTATCGGGACTGGCAGTGGGTCTACCACAACGGGTCCTTCTGCGAGCGCAACAAGCCATGACCTTCAACGAACTGTTCACCGCTGCCCAGCTCGTCCTCGGCCCTTCACCACGCGATGAAGCGTCGAACGAAATGACGGCCTACCAGCTCAACCTGCTGAAGTGGTGCGAGGACGCAGGCGTGAAGAAGCTCGACGATCACGAGTACCGCAGGTTGCTGCTCGGCTGGTACTTCATGTGGGAGGCGGCGAATGCAGCTCGAATTTGATTTCCCAGAATCAGGGATTGACACCCACACCCGGCCCACGGATAATTCCGGCATGGACTACGAGACCCTCGCCTCTGCGTTCGCGCTGCTGCACGGCAACCCGCCGAAGTCGTTGCGATACCGACACGGGTTGTTCTCTGCCGACGACAGCAAGGCCCAGCAGTACCGCAGTGCGTGCGAGAACTTCATCCGTGCGCAGCACCCCCACGCCACGCGGACCCGCGAGCTGTGCAGGCGGCGGCGCAACGACGTACTCCGTGCCCTCTATGCCCAACTGGGGATCGAATCGAAATGAAGAACCTCGTCGAGCCGATACAGGATGCCTACGATCGCGTCGTGGACTTCGTCGTGAAGCACGAGTGCGAGGGCTGCAAGAAGCGCCGGAAGAAGGTCAAGGCGTTCTTCGATCGCACGAAGCGCGACTGGCTGCGGAGGCGCAAGTGAAGCGGG